CTACTGCCTTGTATTCTGCCTTGAGGAAAGCAATCTCATCTTTCAGGCGCTTGATTTCCTTAGTAGGCTGATGATCCTCCACACGCTCCTTCCAGTTGCGATAGGCGTAATAGAACTTGTTGCACAACTTCAAATCCTCGTCGGTGTACTTATCTGTATGCAGGAGCGAAGCTCGCCTTACCTCGTTCAGCTTGCCATTCTCCGTAAGCACTATCAATCCGGCATAACTCGGAAGGAGGGGAAGTACTTTGCCACTAAGGTACCATGGTACGCAATAGTAGAAGTAGTTCGGGAAACGATGCTTGCTGGAGGGTACCGACTGGCTCTTGATGTAGATATTCCAACCTTTAGGAGTATGCTCGATGTAGTATCCAGGATACGGCTCATACTTCGACAAGGCTTTCTCATCTGTTTCTCTACGTACAAAGGTAAGAGGATGATATTCTCCCGTCTTCAGCAGGTCATGTTTTCTCCACTTCCGCTTGAAATCATTCTTGAAGTCAGCGAGTGAAATCTTGCATTCCACTTCATACCAATATCCGCTTCGGAGCTTGATGAGCATATCACTCTCCCAGTCGAACACATACAGATTTTCTACAATGTACTTAGGGTTCGATTTCCAGCCACGCAAATGCTGCTGAAGAAGCTGCTCTGTTACCTGCTCCTTAGTAAGAAGAGGCGTTTGTTTACGCTTTATTCCCATCTATCCTTTTCATTTGTCCGTCCTTCAATTCATAACCCACATCTCTGAGTCTTGACTCTAACATCTTGACTTGCGATATGGAAGCTACATATATATCGGCTTTATTAGGATCAGCAAGATTTATATCAGGAATAATTTCATTAGCGAAATTATCTGTTTTCTCGCTACGGCTAACTCTTCTATCCGGATCGCTAACATAAAGCTTTTTTGAATCACCGTCTTCGCTCCAAAAGAAATGAAGCAATATCTTTTTATCTATATACCAGAGGTTAGCCTTTACGCAAGCAAAATTCTGTTTAGTACTCCGAGGGTCTTTGTTTTTCAGAAAATAAATCACACCTTCCTGCATAAGCGCAGGAGGTATAGCAATACTTCCCACGTATTCACTATATTCACAAGGCTTGACACGATACTTGCAGTTTTCCGTATCAATATCGTATTCCTCTGGATTGAAATCTCGCCAATTAGGTTCCTCTAATGGGCGATACTCCACCGGTCTTTCCTCTTTGATGGCTTGCAGCACCTGCAGCAAGCCATCAACATCAAACAAATAAATCTTTTCCATAACTATTTTGCATTACTTTTCTCACTTTGCCACGAGATAGTTAAAACAAGCCCATTACGCCAGGTTTTATAGCCAAGAGTGTCAAGATAATATTTTACCATATCTCTATCTTCGTAACTCTCGAAAGTTACAATAGCGTTGCACTCTAACTTATCACAAGCGCGACAGATTATTGCATCTACTAAATCGAGCTGATCTTTATACGTCTCCTTAATAGCGTTAAGGGTTCGTCTTCTTGCCTCTTCTGCTGTTGTCATAATCTACTATATCTATTGATGTCTATTTTTATAAATATGAATATATTTAGTAGAAAGCGCCCCGTAACTTGCATAGCCTTTTTCTATATGCCACTTATCGGGATCTTTATTAGCCATACTTTCTACCATCTCGTCATAACTCATGCATTGAGGTAACTTAGTGCCGACAACAACAAGGTTAGACTCTTCGTCGTAACCGGCTATAAAAATTTTACCAGCTAAAAGGTCTATCTCACGCCCTTTATAGAGTTCCCAAATCTCCTTAACCGTCAATCCGGAAACATCTTCTCACTGGGAATCAGCAGATGCAGGCATATTCTTCTGTCCTGCCCTCTCCTCGATAGGCTCAACTTTCATTTCGATACACAATCCTAATTCCTCATGCTCTCTTTTGATTTTTAGAGAGCTTAGTTTTGCCTTTCTCCATTTATCAGCCCAAGAAAGGAGCCAGAAGCCTACGGAAAAACCAGTCAGTACAACAATGGTTGCCCACAGACAACAATCGTATATCTCCTGCGATATAACATAGGGGTTGGTGCAGGCAGTCTTTAACTTACCGAGACCATAAATAAGGATAACGGCAAGGATGGGTATCAATGCCGCCAACAAATTGATACCGATAAACTGAGCGTAATATTTTAATTTACTTTTCATCATTTTCTGTTTGCTTTGATTCATAAATCTTTCTTATTTCATCAAGTTTCGCGATACACATATCTCTGTACGTACCTCCAAAAGCTTCAGCCTGCTTATACACACTATCCTTCACCATGAAACGACAAGGAAGGTCGCGTGCCAGAAACTTAACCGCAGTAACAAAACCGAAAAACTCGTTAGGATCATACCTATCTTTCTTGATAGGCGACTGGGCACCGATGCGTATCTCATCCGTAATCTGATACGTTTTCTTGATTACTTCCGATGCGGTACAAATGCTCGTTATCGGCTCCAAAGATACGAAGGTCTTAATCTTGTATTTATCATGCAGCTTGCGCAGGGCTTCGATACGTTCCTCTGTAGAAGGAGCGTCAGGCTCCAACTTATCATTTCCGGTGATAGTAAAGCCGATGGTGAGTAGTGCATGATGATTTTGACAACAGATGAGTTTTGGATATTCTTCAAGAAGGAGCTTCCAGCTATCTTCCTTTAACCACGCTACATTCTTAGTCAACAGCGTTACAGGAATGCCATATCCGAGAATTTTTTTTGCCGCGGCAAATGTATAATTCTGCGCATTATCATCAGTATCGAGCGGGTCACATGTAAACGACATGAATACGCCTCCGTCTTCTATCAGACGAAAGATACCAATCCTTCTTGTATCATTGTATATCAAAGAACGAATAGCTACATTGGTGCAATTCTCGATAACTTCGTCTGGTATCGGATCGTGCGCAGTGAGTTTTTTGCGTTCCAAGAAATAATTAATTTGTCTGTCGCGCGACTTGACGATAGGTGCTGCTAATTCTGGCTTGTCGCCAAAGGCATGGCTCAATACCCCTCTGCGGTTATAACAATAAGTACAGCCGTTAGAGCAACCATGGTATAGATTGATTGCCCACTTTGCGTATTCGCCAGCTGCACCTTGCGGCTGGTAAATCAATGCTCCCTTAATAGGAGTCTCTTTCGTTTCTGTTTCCATACGCTACTTCTCTTTTTCTAAATCCTCACTCTGTTCAAAGTTCTTATTCCAACAGATAATGGTACCTTTTTCGGGTACTCTACACACGAACCCTGGGCAGCACCAGCAATCGGTAGAATCTGTTCTGATAAGACAATCGTTATATTCATCCTTTTCTCCGTGAGGGCACGGGGCGTTCTTGGGATACTCCGTAGCTACGACTTTCACCTTTTCATAAATAAAACGAAGTCTGCAATGTAAGTCGTCGATCTCCTCATGCAGTCTGCTATTCGTTTTTTCCAAATCGTAATTACGTCTGCTGATAAAATAATAATTGCAACTATCTACCACCCGTTCATACTGCTTGCGGAAGCGATGGTTGGTGTACTTACGGAAGAACTTAGACTTACTACCAGATTCTATGATAAGGTCAAAAATAAAGCCTGCAATCTTCTCCTTTACCTGTTCTATATTTATCTTCATACGCTTGTTATTTTTCCTTGTTATCTTCTTCCATGAGGAAACCGATGCCGGAATATATGTTGCCTAACTTGCGGAATCTCTTAGATGTTGTCAAGACGTACTGGGTAAAAGACTCTTCACCAATATTCAGCTCGAAATCCTCATCCTTATCTGGCTCATCGTGTCTTACATATCCCTTACCAGGAGTATAGAAGAGACGATAGTATGAACCATATTGACAAAGATAGAGACCGCAATCTTTGTGGTTAGAGAAAAAGCTATCAGGATCCTCAGAATAGCAGAGAAGCACGTCGCCATCATAAATAGGGATGTAAATCCTTCTGTTGTCATCGGCTCCGTCATACTTTGTACTTTCTATCTCATCTGCCTGCCGTGACATGCCGACAATCTCGAAACCGCTATTCATCATGTCGGTGATAGCCGGGAAGGTTTTCGGGTCCGTTATATTGAACTCCTGTTGAATCAACTTTTCGCTTGGCGTACGAAAACTCACAAGAATATAATTGTATCTTGTTTCAGGAGAGTGGAGCTCTACGTAAAAATCAACACGATCGTGTTTGTAGATAGCATAGGCTTCCTCAGCGATAGCCAGAACACGCTCCAAAGTCGCAGAGTCCTTATAATTCACCATATAGTACTCCTTCTTCATCTTCTGAAGGATAGAGTACATGCTTATAGCTTCGTTCTCATCAATACCATACTTCTGACAGATGTACTTGTACTTATCAGGGTGAACCACATTTGTCAACTGTTCTAAGTCGTACATAGTCTTCATCGCAGCTACATACTCTTTTGCCTTTGCAAGATAATTATTACTCTTTGCCATATCTTTTTTCTATCAATTTCTTTGTTACTAATTATCACTCTTCGCAACTGTTAAACAAATCCTCATACTCTCCTATCGTGATTTCCTTGAAATCAGGATTGGATTTCTCGGCTCGAATACTATCATCAAAGAAGACGAAAAAGCGATCATTGCAGCGGAGAAGCTGAGTGATAGAGAAAGAACGAGAACCTTTAGGACTCCCTATGCTCAGTTCCTTCAGTATCTTGAAATGGTCGGTAACAGCTTTGTAAGAGGCAAGCACGGCAGCGATAGCCTTTCCCTGCTTATATCGCTTATTTGGTGCTACGGCTATATAATAGCCATCCTCCAATTTCATGCTATCATTTTTCCTCCATATCTTCTTATCAAGCGCTTCATATCGCTCGGATGGTACCCAAACAGCGACTATTTCATACTCTCGCAGCAAGCTGCCGTTAGGCTCATAACCTCGATACTTATCAAACTCAAAGCCAACAGCCTTATCCACTCTTTCTATATAGGCTTGACGCTCTTTTTCTTCAGCATCGAGAATACTCTTTATGTATTCGTAAGCCTTAGTTCCTTCTTTTGCTTCATATAACATGTTTTCTTCGTTTATTAGTTCTTACTCTTAATCTACGACGGAATAGTAGAGGATGGGGACGAGATGGAGGCGGTGGTGGCGGTGGCGGGGTATTTGATGGCTTTATAGGCTCGTGCCCACCTTCAAATACTCCAGAAACCAACAACAGAAAGAATATCGTAAATACCCAAAGAATGGTTACGATTATTTTTTCCTCCAACGATAACTCTAACGTCATTTCTTCCTTCTCCTATTACGTTTATTATGTAAATACTCCAGTTGCTTGAGTTTAAGCTTCAATGCTGCCTTACTCACACCAAAGGCAATACAGATCTTTTCTATATCTTCATCTTCATTAGACTTTAGATTTTCCATATCCATACATTTTAATTTTCGAGTAAAGACTGAGGAATCTTTAATTCCTCGCATCCGCAAAGGCGCAGGAAATGCTGCAGGTCGTGAATGCTTATTATCGACATGACTTCTACCCCAAAGATTACAAGACCGTTTTCTTTACTCAAATGGTGAGTTTTGGCTACTATTTTTGCAACCGTAGCCCTGCCTTGAGACTCATTGAGACAAGTGAACCAGTCTAATCCTTCCCTGCATAAACGCTGATATACTTCCTTATCCTCGTAATGCAGTTCGTAAACCGCAATATGATATTTGCGGTTAAAACGCTTGGCAGAAAAAATATACTGATAAGAAAAAGAGAGGTCTTCTTTCCTTTGCTTCAAATCACTACTAAGGGTGAACACCTGCGGATTTTCTTTCAACCATTCCTCGGTTATCGGAACGAGGCACAGGTCTTCATAGTTTCTACCAACCGTAAGACCCGTCTGTGGAAAATAGCAGTGTACAAACTCATCGTCCTGGCTATCAATACATGCTAACTGGTTCCCCTGTGATGGGTCGTCAAGAGATACCGGAGCATAAACGTAATCACCCAACTGAAAATCGTGCGGCCCATACTCGATAGGTTCGGAACTGCTTATCTTTATTATATTTGCCATAATTACCCTACCTTTTTGCGGTTTATTTTTATCTAAAACTCCACCAATATCTTAGGCTCTATTCCACCCCCCACAGGTATGGCACGTAGGAGCAATACCTGCGGGACTAAATACCCTACGACGAGACTCAAAGCTCTTGTCGGAAGGTGAGGTATCAAGAGAACCTAAGACAATGGTGTGAATGTGGTTATTCTTCGGTTGCATCATCCTTTTTATCGCTATCAGATGATGAACCAGAGTCAGCTTTATTGCTCAAATCCTTAACAAGGAAATGAGCATGGCCATCAGACTCTACTCTTATTTCTTCATACCCCATACGCTTATACCAGTCTAACACCCAAGGCTCGCTTTCGCGGTCATCCCAGCGCAATCCGACAGTTCGACATCCTGTCATGACACACAATGTCTCGGCTTCACGCATCATCTTTTTAGCAAGGCCGGTATTTCTCGCAATATCATCCACGAAGAGTGCCCAGACGAAAGCGTCGCAATCTTTCCAGAATGAATCATTTTCCTTCTCGTGCTGCTTTGGTATGTCAAGATGTAAGGTACCATAGACATCAAGCATCAGTACTTCAGATATTAAATATCTGCGGACGTGGTACCAATCTTGTATCTGGTATGAAGCTTTGAAGGGAAGTTTGAATCTGGCATTGTTAGTATGTTCACCCTCATCGCCTTCCTTGTGCTCCTCAGCTTCGGGTTCCTCTGTATCCATTTGACGGATTTTTGCTCTTGCCCAATCCATCAGCTTAAAGAACACCCAAAAGGAAGCAACTATGCTCGCAAAAACCCAATACATAGATAACGTATTTGTTGCAAACAGTTTCTGAGATAACTTATCAGGATAATGTGTATTAAAAGATGACATACTTGCGATGTTAAAACACAGCATAAGTATAACCACTGCAAGAATTGGTATCGCTGCAATACCCACTCTTTTCAAAAATCTTACTACTTTCATTTTCTTATTATTTTATTTTTCATTTTTTATCTGTTTATCTATAGCCTCCTGAGCAAGGATTTCTTGCCAATGGGCTTCATGATTATTTCTTGCATTCTGTTCCTCAGTGAGCTGCGGATTGCATGTGCCGAAACAATAGACATCCCATTTCTCATACTCATCCATCTGATATGGAGGCTTAGAGTCTGGAGTGGCAGGAGTATATGCCTTAACGAACTCTTTAGGCGTGAGAGTAACCTTGGTTAATGCAACAGGATCAATGATTTCGTACTTGAAAATGCGACTCTTGCCTTTTGCTGGAGAGTTGCGAACCGCCTTGACCCAACAGATATTCCCTCGATATTCAGTAGTGAGGCGAGCTATATAGTAAGGTTTCCATTCCCGCTTATCCCTAAAGGCACCACAGATACCCATAGGAGAACATCCATCATAAGTGACAATATCAGACTGCCAGCAATGATTGTAACCGAGGTCACTGATATGGCCATGCACGCAGAACTTGCACATCCTCATCCTCTCCTGATCATCAGCCGATGGAGTGGGCTGCATCAGGTTCTGTTTGATATTTGCCATTGTCTTTCTCTTTTGCCATTCTTTCACCGTCCATTTTGTCATAGAAGACGGACGCTTCTCCCGCTGCCATGCGTTCCTTATTGTATCTGGCGAAGGCGAGACCTATTTTGTCCTGATAGGTCTCATTGATGGTACGGCGCTCTTGCTTAATGCGAGCCATACCGTTAGAGAAGAGATTGAAAGAATTGGTTTTGCGAGTGGCCAACTTCGCATTAAATATGCCAAGGTCGAAAGCCTGCTGCTTCTGGAAAGCCTTTAATGCCTCCTTCTGTTCTTTCATAAAGGCGATTTTTTCTTCCTGTCTTTCATTGCCTTCTCGTTGGTACTGGGATTTCAGACTACTTATGTGGTCATAAGTAGCCATCATCTTCTCGTCTCTCTCCTTACGTAAGGGAGATAACACGTCTGATTGAAACTCTTGTAATGTTCTCATTTTAACATAAATCCGTTTACGATTAACTTATAATTTTGTCGCAGGTAACGAGTGAAACGATAGTCTCGGCATGATAAACTAACGGAAGCCGAAACTACGAAACCGTTTACCTTGCGTTATTTTCAATCTTGGAAATCGAGTGATGGAGATATTGCCTCTACCGCGGCTTTCTTTCTTTCCTTCTCAGCCTTCTTTGCTGCCTTTGCCTTATCAGCAGCTTCGCTAAGAACATTCTTCAGTTCCTCACGAGACAATAGAGGATTGTCCTTCACTATCTCGATGAACTTCTCTCTGCCCAACTTCTTGTAGAGAGGAATAAACTCCTTATCTACCAAGTCAGCAGGTTCACCGGCTGGAATACCGACCACCTGCATGAGGGTTTTGCCTTCCTTATTGACGACAAAGAACTCTCTTCTCTTTCCTCCTTCACCTGTGACGGTAATACCACCCGAAAATTTCGCCACGCTAAAGCAGCTACTCATCCAGGCTTCTTTCGTCAACAATATTGATTTTATTTCTGTCATAAGCCTTTATTTTAATGAGAAATTAGAAATGAGAAATTAGAAATTATCAAATGCAATATTACTGATAATTATTTGTCATTTCTCACTTACCATTTCTCATTTCTCATTTTTCATTTCTCATTATATATTCATTTCTTTGTCTGTACACCCCGAAGTGTCTTGATGTTCTACATATCGCTTATGTTTCAGACAGTACAGTCCGCTAATACATAACCTGCCATGCAGACATATCCAACAGGGTTTAGCTTTGGTTTTCTCCTTCCCCATTTATCTTCTCACTTATCTTATCATTTATCTTCTCACAATAAGAAACGCTTTTCACATCAAGAAATCAGCCTTAACGTCATTCCCAACATCATTTCTCATTTGTCATTTCATATACGTAACATATACTTTCGGGTGCAAAGATAATAAAAACAAGGGAAATAATATACCTTACCTATTTTATTTTCGTATTTAGGTGTAAATTTAAGAATTATTATAACTATAATCTATTTTGTACTAAATGTCTCTACAGAAAATAAGACTTACACCTATATCAGGACAAAAACCCCCCGATCTTCACAGACCAGGGAGCAGGAATTTATTAACCAAAAATATTATAAAATTTCATTTTACTTTTCACTAAAAGCTGATCACATGAAAAACAATGTTTAATATTCATCTTTCAAATTAAAGAGAACTTTTTTAGAGTTTAAAAACCGTCTTCGTTTCGCAACGATATAATCAACCTAATAACTTTTTAACAAACAATATGAAATCAGTTTTTTAAACAAAATAACTTAATAACTTAGTGGGTAATGAATCTAATTCCGTCCACTTCTATTACCAAAATGTCGTTTACGATACGGATTTCCTTGCTCTTGACGAACTGGACCATCCGTTGATGGCGCAATACATCTACCTTGAGGCAGACACATTCACCTTCATCGACATGTCCTGTCTTGGTGAGAAATTTGATATAGAAGGGTTTTCTTTCAACCTTTCTTGCAGTTTGAGGATGAATATACCCTGTAACAAGTTGATTGCTACGAGGGTCTATCCATTGCCATTTCTCACAAAACTGCCGTAAGACAGTAAAGCTTTGAGTATATCTTCCCATAACATTATCTATTAGTATCTCATAGTTACACCTGCCCGAAATTATAATGATCTGAATGGCTCATCGGCTCATTCTTTTCATCTTGGTAAGGTGGAAACTCTGCCTTCAGGAAACGAGAGAATAACAGGTCTGTCACCTTTCGTTTCTCCTTATTGACATGCTGCCTCTGATACAGAACATCAGGAAAGCAAACATTCTCTACCGAATTTCCCCACGTCAACTCATTCGTCCAGGTGGCAGTATTGGGGAAGAATGACAGGTTGTAAGCAGAAGTTTTACCGCTCATCTTCTCCAGCATAGGACCAGAAAGCGTGAGGGCTTTATCGTTCTTATAGAGCACCATGTGCGAGGTAAGACTGCTCACATTTCTATTGTTAGCATAGAGGATTTTCTCCTTATATTGCTCCAAATAGGTGAACAGTAGATTACTCATGTCCCTCTGTGTAGTGAGTACAAGATGGGTAATCCATCCTCGCTCAAAACACAACTGGAGAAAGACTGCCGTTTCATTCAAGAGAACCGGCATGGAGAGCACCATCACAAGGAAGCTCTCCTTGTGACTGGGTGCATCATCCATCAGGTAGGCGATTGCGCGAAAGAATTTCTCCATCGTTACGTCGCCATGTGTGTAAAAGGTAAGCATCCTTCTGGGTGCCTGACTTACAGCCTTGGGTAGTTTCTTATCTACACAACAAGGCGGGATAAACAACAAAGTATCATCCATATACACGTCAGTTCAACAACAACAACTTAATATAATAAAAAAACAAAATTAGTCATTCAAGAGCATCGGCATAAGCAATGATAATTGCTTTGGCGAAGACTCGTTTGGAATGAATATTCCTGCTCGACTCGGATCGTTCAACTCTAAGCGAATGGTGTCACCAGGGATAACGGCTACGCAGTCCAGCAAACTACTTGCCTTAAAACCGATGCGGAAATCTTCCGGACAATTACTGTCCGTAATCAGTACCTGATCGTCTGCAAAGGTACCGAAATCTATATCTTCAGCATGGACGTTGAGGAACATTCCCTTCTTCTGAAGAGAGATAAGATTACTGCTTTCAGACGAGAAAAGCGCTACACGCTTTACCACGCTGATAAGCTCGCTCTTACTCATCACAATACTATAAGGATTGTTACGAGGTATCACTGAGTTGTAGTTAGGATAGCCACCTTCTACCTTCTTGCAGATGAGTTCAATGTCATCCGCTGTAAATCGGATAGCGTTTTCGTTGTCCTCAATATCAATCGTTTCACAATCATCAAAGACAGAGAATATCTTGAGGTAACTGCTATGTATCAGAATCTTGCTGGCTTTGCCTTCACGGTAGTACTCACTGCCACCAGTTTTCGGGTCATTGGTATGAATAACCTTCAACAAGATGTGTCCGGTCGAAGCTACAAATGTAACTTGTGATAAGTCTTCTGCCTCGTCGATGCAAAGGCAGTTCATCACAGGTCGCAACTCATCGTTAGCTACAAACTTACCTGCATGAGAAAGAACTTCTTTGAACATCGGCATCGGCAGAGCGATATGAGATATTCCATTTTGGAATGGTGCCACAAGAGGGAACTCTGTTGCATCCTCAAAGTCCATTCTGATCTTACCTTGCTTGGCAGTCTCTCCATTATGGGTGCAGTACTCGATGTTCATGCTGTGTGAACCTGTCTGCTCAGACAACTCAAAAGTGATCACGCAGTCGCCAGGAAGAGTAGCCAGCAATCGCAGAATGTCATCGAGGTGCAGTATGACATCATCAGTGAAGTTGCCTTCGACAACAGAGAAAGGTGCAGGAATCTTCAACTGAGAATCAGTAGTAGCCGACAAAAAGAAAAATTTTCCATCCTTCTGAGTCAGAAGAACGTTTCCCAAAATTGCGATCGCATTCTTGGGGTCAACACACTTCGCAGCCTTCTGTAAGGCTTGACGGAGCAAGAGGGATGATTGCGCTTGTATTTTCATTTTACTTTTATTTTTTATAGAAATTCGATTTCCTTGTTTACAAACTTAATATATGTTTTGAAGAATTGCGTTACCTGTTCGCAAGCTCCACTACCGGTATAGGTGCATCTGCCCGTGCAGTTGGTTCGGGTGCCGTCGAAACTCTCGCAATACTCACCGGGACCAGTGCCGCCTCGGTGCTGCGGGCAGAGATATACGAAGGTATCTACCCAGGCTTGGCGATTGGCCACCCTTATGCCTTTCTTCTTTGTTTCTTCTTTTTTTGCCATTTTTGCTTTCTGAGTTAAAGATGACCAGCGATAGAATCGCTGGGAACGGAGACGTAAAGGGAGTAAGGTTCTTTTTACATTTTTACCCTTTTACCCTTTAACCTTTAAAAAGGCAGGTCGCTCTTATCTATTTCCTCTACCGTAGCTGCGGCATTGTTGCCATCGCTAGCGTTCGGTATAGCTTGCCTTCTGCCCTGCTTGCGGGAGGTGAAGGCTTTCCAGCGTTCCTCCTCTTCTGGGGTGAGGGAAACGATGTTGCCATCGTCATCACGGTATGGTAATGGGTCGGGACCTTCTACATATTCTTTGGCTATCCGCTTTAACTCATCATAGCTTTCTGGAATATGATCCTTACCACTGCGGAAGAAGAAATAGACGTGCTTACTCGTCTTCACCCTGCGGATGAGTTTCGGCTCCACACTGTCATCATTCTCCCACTCTCTGCCTACGAAGTATTCCTCCGTTACCCAGGCTCGAAGCTTGAAACAGCCATGGCGCTTATTGTCCTCACCTATCAGGAGATGATCAGGATTGCAGATGATATTCATATTCTTGCAATACTTCTTGATTTTCTTCTTGAAGGTGGCTCGGCTATATTCCTTACTTTTACCCTCGCTGGCATCAGCCCAATCACGCATAAACTCGCAGAACATTTCGTCTGCACAGATAGGTGCTGAATAGACTTCATTACGACTGAAGAACCACTCGAAGTAGTTCACCGTGTTCTCGGTCAGCTCTCTTACCATCAGTCTTCGCTGAACGTTCTTCTGAGGAGCAATCACGAAGGTATGGTAGCGCATGATAAACTGAACGGCTAATGCACAGATGTATATCGCCTGATTGCGGTCTCGCTCATTCAGATTCTCCGGTTCCTTAACGAGGTTCTTCATCACTTCCTTGGGGGAACGTGCCAGCTTATGCTGCATCGGATTTTCTCGACAGAACCTATCCGAGAAAGATACCAAAGGAAAACGGCCGATGGTAGACTCGTCATCATCACTCAACTGCGAGTTGCTGGAAATTACGTTCGTTGGCGATTCTTCCAACTTGAAGACGATAGGGTCACCAAACTTTCGTTCTACCTTGGCTCCCGCCGTTACCTTATTATAAAAGTACTTCATCGGGAAACCCGAAGGTTTATCTTCCCAGTGTACTACCCTATATTTACCAGGAGAAATCAGCAGGTCGGAAAGACTGAACTTTGCATCGGCAATCGTCAGAAAATCCTTCATATCGACGCGCAGCACATTGACTGCTGAACCTACCACAAGTTCTATCATCAGTGATTTACCCGAACCGCCACTTGCCTGCTTCTCGTCCTCCACCTCATCTTCGAGAAGATAAGGACAGATACTCTGCATGTCAGCCCATGAGCGATAACAGATTCTTCCCAAACAGGAAATCATGTTAGCAAAATGGGAGTCGATGTCGGCGATAGCTTCGGCAGGCATCGGCTCTTTGTTACGGATGCAATCCTGCTCCAGTCGCCACTGCATATTGCAACAACCGCGTATCACTCTCAGGATAGGCCAAAGCTCTTTCTCCTGCTTACCTTTCCAATCCACCTGCCAACGGAAGGTTTGCGCCCAATCTTTAAGCTCGGATTTCTTTTGGTCAATTTCGGCTCTTGTGAAGACTGGCGAACCGTCTTCGTTGGTCTGAGCTTCCTGCTGGGCGATGACTGCCACCCTATCCTTGTATTCCTGGCTCTCGCTGATAACAAACGGAGGATTGAACACCCTCATCGTAAAATCATACGGTCTTTTAGCCAGGGCAGGGATAAAAAAGTTCAAGCGGTCATAGCTGACTGGCATGATGGCTTCTGGCGTAATCTTCAACGCTACATTTCGGAAGAAGAAATATTCCGTATGGGCATCGAAACTTTCGGTGAAGTCTATCACCATGCCCTGCAAGCCGCCAGCCGATTTCTCACTGAAATTTTTGTCTATCAGGTTGGCACAATCTGACATCATCTTGCGCTCCTGATCATTATGCCGCCAACTCTGTTCCGTAAACTGCAGAAGTTGGGTTTTTGTCGCCTGGATGATACTTTTCGTGTCGATGTATTCTACAAAACATCTATCCAGATGGATATACTGACCTACAAGGTCGGTACTCTCAGGGTCTATCATTCTGTAATATCCGTGGCAGGTCATAAATAACCACACCTTGGTAGGCGATACCTTGCAAGTAGGCGGTTTAGACTTGCCGCTTCTCGGATCACGAGGATATTCTATCTCGAATGGGTCTGTGTTGTTGGCACCCCGCAATCTAGAATATAGCGGCAACCTTATATCGTGGTCGAACTTGAAGTTATCGGTATCATCCATGTGGTAACACATCAGATAATCTCTCACGCTTCGCGGAGAGCAACCGTACAACCAGTTCCACCTTTGATTATATCTACTTCTAAAGCCATCTGGCAGCGTGGCATAACATAAATCACTATATTTAGTTGCGATAGCACCACAATCCCTCTGGCTTGCGATGTCGTTAGGGTAAAGCATGATAACCCTCTCGGCAAATCGCTTCATTTTCTGATACTGCACGGCATTGAAATCTAACTTTTCCTGCCTCCACTGCCCACGCTCGATATACCAGAAGTTTCTTCTACCTAATGAGAAGGCTACGTGGTACCAGCAGTATTTCTGAAAATGACTATCCTGCGCCTTATCCTGACGCAGGGAACGCATGGCGTAATAGATACTCAATGCGTCTTCCGGTGTTCTGCAGAATACGATATTCTGCGCCTTGATGTCACCCACTTCTATGGGTTCCTCTTCGCTATGATAAGTACCTTTCGGCGCTCCTTCCTTCGTTTCATTCTCTACCCATATCTCCTTAGTCTCCGTATAAGGCTCATCGGGTTGCAGTTTTTCTATTGCCGAATGAACGGCGGTAGAGTTGTTACTCCGATGGTCCATGGCATAAGTAAAAACCTTATCACCCATCAGCCATTTGCTCACCTTTCTCACGCTGTGGTCCTCACAGGTAGAGAAGACGATGGGGTCTTGCTGCATGGCTGGACGGAAGAAACATCCGCAACTGCCTTGAGGTGCAATCACATCTGTAGCGAAACATACGAACAGTGGATTCCATGGAGTGCCGTAAATCACTTCACTCGCTAATTGTCCGTTTCTCACCACATTAGGCAGGGTTACTTTATCTACGGCAAAGATGCGGAAATCATCATTCAGCATGGTCGTGCTGAAATCCTTACCAAACCCAAACTGAGGTATGCCCTTTACCATCGTAACTTCGCACCCCAGGGCTGCAAGCTCCTGGGGATTGAAGTCTGTCTTTGGTAAAAATGAAAACGTCTCAATAGTTTGTGGGGCAATGGTTCTGAAGTCCATCTTGCCGAATAGCATTGGCCATTTGGCTCTCGTCTTTTCATTGTCTCCATACACCCTCACCACGAGGTCATGGCATAGGCGCAAGAGACTTGCACCGTGCATCGGCAGGTTGCGCATGGCAGCATAAAGCTCCAATGCTCCATAACCGCTTTTGCCGGTCTTGGTACACATCCAGCGCAAGGCTCCATGCCCTGCCTGGTTGTCATCATCCACACCCACACCGTCGTACATACCGCCTCGCTCATTATTATAGATAATGAAATGCGGAGTCTGTTGGGCAGGTGTATCGCTATCATCCATACCATCATCCGCCTTCTTCTGACAGAACGGGCAGAAGCAGGCAGTCTGATTCGCTATATGCTGCTCATCGGCAGGCTTTACAAGGAAAGCCATGTCAAGATTGGCAAGCTGGTTAATTATAGGATGATATATCATTTTCTTACTGTCGTATATTTATAGTATCGACGAAAATAGACCCTATGAGATAGGCGAGGCCAAACTTAAGTGATGACGACCCTGCTTTCCAGTATTATAAGCCTCCAGCTATGTACCTGTCCGAGCGCCTCAATAGGAATGTATCAGTAATGGCACGACACATAAAATTATGTAAAATTGATACATCTCCCACCTATCCATTCAGGTATTATTGCTGTCTGTCGGCACAGGATCGCGTATGAACGAGTTCAGGACGCATTACTGCCATCCTTCGCCTCTCATGGGTCTATATCGTCAATATCATTATTTCACACTATAAAGAAGACCTTCGGGTGATACGCCAAATTTCACGGTCACTTTTTGAAACAGGATTCCCAGGCTTTTTAATCAGACTTTACCTGCGTCGTTTTGTGAGCCGCTTATCGTGGTGGTAGGGACTATCATCTACCGCACCACTATCGCCCTTCCGGTCTTCTTGCCATTTCACCGATGGCTCGGTTGTCTAAAAAAAATAAACATTCGGAACGTATCAAAACACGTCATTACTCATATTTAAAAACTCCAGCGTTTCCCAACGAAGGAGCTTTTTTTCAGTCAAATGTTGTATCATGATGTTTTATGAGTAAAAATGTTGCTATGTGTTCAAAAATGTCTCAAGTTTCAGATGCCGTATCTTGCAGTTGCAGATAACCTGCATCCGATGTATCAGCATTTGGGTGAAGCTCCCGAAGTTCAAGAGTTCCGTGTTCAGCCCTATTACCTGCACCTCTGTTCTCCAGTAGCATTTGCCGTTCTTGACACGGCAACTGTGCGAGGGGACAACCCGAATATCTTCTACGTGATTCTTCAGAATGTCATAGATGTATTGGGAAGCATCTTTGCATAATGCGAGTGGAGCATAGAAGAGCAAGGTGGGAATATCATCCCTGATTCCTCTCATCGTCTCGGTGTAAGCAATGCGATGAATAAAGGCATGTTTAGACCTTTGCCCAGATGCTGACAGATTCTGTCTATTGGGCGTATATTTCATGCCCAGATAGTCATATCTTCTTTTCATAACTCTTGCTGCATTAAAACGTCAAGACCCGCAGACATTCTGTTTTTCGAGTTCAGATAACCGAATCGGGAAAGCTCGCATTCTCTTCATCATCTGCCAAGTGCTATATATACTGCGCTTGCAATCAAAGATAGGGTCATGGGCAGCACCCTCATCGGCAATATCCTGATAGTCTTGAGTTTGCTCATAAGCCCAATCAATACTAAAAGGAACACTATTGTGATCAAACGTATTGTTTGCCTCCCATAGGAGACGCGCACCCTCCAAATAGTACGTGCGATGGTCTCTGAACTGGGTGTGCTTGATATTAAGCTCGATGCCCAACTTGTAGCAGGCATATCTTAGAATGGCGACATCAAAATCAGTACCCTGCGCCCACAGACACAATTCTGTATCTCCCAGCGTTGCCAGCACCTCATCCTTTATCCAACCGAGCAAGTCCGTGATAACCACGTCTATCGGAAGACAAGGATTGGTCCCATCATCATCATCGAGCAAAGCCTGTTTTGCTTCTTCGCTCTGCTGTGACCACCATTCAGCAGTTTTCTGGTCAAAAGTGAAGCCTTTCACAAAGCAGCTTCGCAAATCGACGTTAGCCGAAAAGGTTGGGTACCTCAGCAGTCCGTCACTTTTCTCGAAGAACGGATTTTCGGTGTCATAGCGCTTCCACGCTACCGCGCCAACACTCATGATGGCTGCGGTAGCTGGGAGCGCACAGGTCTCAAAATCAATAGTTATGTCAATCATCGTTTCATCTTTGAAAAGTAAAAAAGTAAAAAGGTAAAAAGAGCATTCCTGCTTCTTTTCCTTGTTCCCTGGATTCATGCGAGGTTTTTACCTTTTTCAGTAAGACTGCTTTTTACCTTTTTACTCTTTTACTTTTTTACCTTTTAAGAACTCTTCCAGCAAGGCCTTGATGCCCACCTTCTCCCACTCTTTCCAGTCATCAGACGAGAAACGCTTGATGATGGTGGTACGACTCATACCGCGCTCTTCCATGAAGGAGTAGAACTTCATACACAAGCCGTTTGCTGCCTGCTTCAAACAGGCATAGAATACACCCGGCTTATCACTCTGGGCAAGAGTGTATAGATAACCCTTATCGCCAATCTCTTTGCCCAAGGCATCACGCTCCACGTACTCAAGTAATACCTTACCTATATCAGGCATACCTAAAAACTGACTTTTACAGTTATTAATACCCAGAATTTCCCAAGTATCGAAACCTTTTTGGAAGAAACGAAGGTAAAAAGTAGAGTCAGTGAAGCCCTTAGCCGATAAAAACTCAGCTAAATTCTTCTTCTCTTCAGCATTTAGGTCGTTAACGTCTAACGAATTGCCCTGCTGCGTAACTTTTTCTATAATTTCCTTTGTCATTTCGATTTAATTTCTTAATTTTGTTGCAAATTTAAATATTAAAATTGAAATAAACAAACGTTACGTATATTTTTCTTTTAAAATTAGGGGAATTTAACATAGGTTACGTATAACATTTAGTTTAGAGTGTATTTTTAGAGTTATTCACCTTTTTAATTATTAGTGATATGAAATATTGTTATAATTATAGCTTCCTCGAAAAATGGATAAAAGCGAATAGAGATATTACGGATAGGCAGATTCTTCATGCCATAGGTACAACAAGCAATACGAGGCTTGGTAATTGGGAAAGAATGAAAGCACCTATCCCTACTATCCAACTCCTGCGATTCTGCAATACGTTCCAGGTACCTATCACCGCTTTCATCGTTGATACGGATGATAAATACGATAAAAGCATAGATGAACTTGACTATGTGCAACCAGACATTAATGACCAGTTTGAACCGAATGGCGGCTATATCACACAAAATGAGAGACGACCTAACGGCGGTCGTGCCTTGCGTGATCCCATGGATGTGGATCGCATTAAATCCATCATACCCGGACTGACCACCATCAAGGGCCATAGACAGAATGTTCAGACTGGAGGCATTCATCAGTCAGCCTCTGCCAATCATGCTTTCATCAATCAGCCTCTTCCAGCAAAGGAAACAGACGTGAGTCTATCAACGCTTAATAAGATGCTCGATATTATCGCAGAGCAACAGAAACAGATGGCAGGGCAACAGACGCTCATTGCAGAACAGCAACGAGAGATTACCACCCTCACCCACCGCATACTCAGCATGACTGATGCAAGATATGGCTCTGGCAATGTCGGTATGGCTGCAGACCCACTGATGCACGATGATCAATAAACAAAAAAAGGTCGCCTATCCATCACAGACGGGCGACCAAGAAGATAATAAAAAATCTAACTAATAACCAAAAACATAATAAAAAATTAAGATCCTTTCTAAAATTCGATTAGAACGCTTCTAAGAAAAAGAATAATCTCACGATTACTTATGACTCATTTGTTGCCGACATTCTGCGGCGATAAAATTCCTTCTCTGAGATTACCAGACAATCGTCTGACAGGCTCTCGTAAGGCACATCCGTGTACCAGAAGCCACGATACTTGAACAAGGCAGGAGCCGTGTCACCAAAGGAGAACGGAAGAATGACTGCGTTCCCGTCCTGGTCCTTGATAGGATTGCCATCCTTATCTTTCGCCTCCTTGGGTTTGAGTAGAAGAATACCTATCAGGTTCATTTCGCTCACCACAGGCAGCCCCATCATTTCCTTCTCCAACTCGCTATCCTGCTCTGGAACGAAGTAAGGAGTTCGCTCGATACCCTCCACGTTAGGGATTTCGATATTCTTCCATCCAGGCTTGTTGATGGTGTTCTTGAACTCTACCATCGCCACACCGCCAGCCATGCCAGCCACCGACTCAAAGTAGGTATATCCACCCTGCTTTTCCACCCAGGCTCTTGCCGTTTCACTCACCCTATTGCAATCGTCAATAAAGCTTTGCAACTTCTTACCTGTCTCGCTTTCCTCACTTACCTTGAGATAAACGTGAGGTCTGTTGTTCTTTCCCATAAATCCTTTATTTTGATAATTAAAACTTTGCCTTACAATAAATAACCGGCTCACCACTTTCATCGTTGTGCATCTTGAAGCCGTGATAACTCAATTCCTGCAGATACAGGCTCAACGGGTCACCCAACGGACAGACCACCGCCTTGAAGTAGCTCCTCAACTGATAGTCGGTATAGGTATCGCAATCCTCCGTCCAATGGTCCAATGGCGCATATTGATTGCAGAATGCCGTTATCTTCGCCGGAATAACGAAATCATCCAAGGTTACTTGCGCCTGATCGCTATTGTCGATTCCGTCAAAATCATTTCCTCTTTTACCCTTTCCCATTGTCAGTATGTTTTTTGAAAGATGTGAGTACTAAAACGATGACCAGAATGACGAATAGAGCGAAGGCATTCTTGGATGCCTTTTCGATGAAAGACTGTCTTTTGACATCTTTCGTATTCTTCTCCTGCCTATCCGATAAACTGTCGTTGATTGCCCAGTGGGTACCCACATCACGCTTATCGCTTAGTGCAATACTATCAACGCCCTGCCACATCTGTTCGACTTCATGCTGCTGATGGTTGGCAGTGGATTGGGAGCTGCTTTGTTTCTGTGAGCCATAATTGCGACGGATGGTCCTATCCGTGGTAGTCGTCTTGTTGCCATGCGCATCCGTGGTCTCAGTTATCAGCTCATGGATGGTTTCAGAGAGGCTATCACCTTCAGTAGTAGAAGACGACACCTGCACCGTCGATTGCGTACTTTTCTGCACGCTATCCGATGATACCACCGTCTTGCGTACACTATCCGTCTGCTCGGTTCTCATGCTGTCCTTCACTTCCTGGTGGCTCATATCAGTCACTCGACGAGAAGAAGCGCAGCCTGTAAGCACCATCACTACAGACATCATCAGTAGTAGTATAATCTCTTTCCGTTTCATAAGTATTCATTCTTAATTTTTTCTGGTGCAAAGATACGAAGAAAGAAATAAATGGGAAGGACAAAGATTTTTAAAGGTAAAAAGGATTTTTAAAAGTAAAAAGGCAAAAAGGTAAAAGAGTAAAAAGGTAAAAAGAACATTCTTGCTGTAAAAAAGCAAAAGGTAAAAAGAACAGCAGGGCAATATCCCGCCAGGCTCTTTTTACCTTTTTACTTTTTTACCTTTACCCTCGGTAGAATACTGGTGCGAAAGAACCTTTGCAGCCAAAGAACTCCTTGGCTTTTTCCTCGATGCCCAACTTCCGGAGCATATCAAAGTCCTCATCGCTGCACTCCACGCAGAAGCGGTCGTTCTTCATACCGACGAAGGAAATGCGGGAAACCAGTGATTTTTCTGCGGTGCCTATAATAAGGTTACAGAATGCCTTCCACTTGTCGGTACCCTGTCCGCTCTCGGTTATAATCTTGCTTTCCGTAGGCTGATGCACATGGGCGAATATATCACCCTCTACCAGTTTTCCGGTCTTCTGTACGCTGTTCTGCTTATATCGCTCATTCAGAGTAGCGGCAATATCGGTATTTTTATCCTTAGATAAATGATTCTCACCTACTACTGTGCGCTTCACGCGAAATCTGATGAAGTCCGGATCACCTTTCCGTTTACCCGATTTATAGATAATATCCTCATCTTTCAATTCGTCAAACACAATATCTGTCTGGGATAACTTTTCCATTCTCTGCAAATCTCTGCATACCACATCAAGAACTTGCTTTCTGAACTGCGAGAATTTAGGATATTTGTTCATAACAGGCTCTCCCGATTCATTCTTTAAGATTTCTTTCTTATTGCAATCAAGTTCCACTAAACCAAGATAAGATTTCAGCTCCAGGAAGGGTACGGCTATATCCATACTCCTGCTCAATCCTATCTGTCGCAAAAGATAGATATAGACACGAGGGGTATTCACATTCTTAGCAAACTTAGCTATCATAGATATATGGTGAATATACCCCTGCCCCATATCAAACACCCGCTTAGAAAGTTTCGGATCAATCTCAAGCGTGATATATCCCAATATGCGGTTCACCTTCTTTCCGTCCTTAGTCGTATATCCGTTCTTCGATGACGGAATACTCATGCGGCTGAATATATGAGCAAACTCATCGCTACCATCGGGCAGCGTACTCTTCACCGTCATATCGAGAATGCTTGTCTTTAGCTCCGCTCTCAACTTCTGATAGCTCATGTTCTCGCAAGTAATGAAATCATGGATGTCTATCTTAATAGGCGGGATATTCATCACAGCATGGTCCACGCCTTGCTCAAACAGAAAATCAGAACGAGCATCGCCAAACTGCCTTTTCTCTAAAAAGTACTCATCTACAAACTTCTGTAGGTGCGTGCTTGTTATCATCAACACGTTCTGCTGAAAAAGAGAGTATTGTCTATCCAGTTTCGTGAGTGAAAAAGGAGTATTTATCCAGGCTAAACCCTTGTTTTCATTATCATCAATCATATCAAATCTGACTTTTCGTTTACCACAATCTGACTTTTCATTTACCTAAATCTGACTTTTCGTTTACCACAATCTGACTTTTCATTTACCTAAATCTGACTTTTCGTTTACCACAATCTGACTTTTCGTTTACCAGTAACTTTGTAAGTGTCTGAAAACCAAACTATTAAGATTTTCCTAATATATATAATATCTATAATCTTATAATTTTCTATTTAAAGTTTTCATTTTTTGGTAAACGAAAAGTCAGATTGAAGGTAAAATGATTTAGTAGGATTTCGCCTAAACTTAGCCACAAATGTAGTGAGTTTGTACCGAAATAGTACCGAGGGGTATAGTTTTCGGTACCTCAGAAGGTAGAAATCTGACTTTTCGTTTACCAGCAAAAGCCTTTTTTACCTTTTTACTCTTTTACCTTTATTTATGTCTATCCAGGTACTCGATGACTGCTTGCAGGGCAATGTCTTTAATAGGAACACCCGTCTCCATCTTCATCTGCAATATCTGCATGTAGTAGTTCATCGGCACATAGATGGTGATGCCGTTCTGAGTCTTCTTGCCAGTTTTTTTCGCTGGAGCAGGTTCGGGAGTAGAAATAGGAGCAGATGATACAGGAGGGACCGGAGAGTGCGAAGGTGCATCAGTCTGTGGCACGGGGGTTATCTCTGCGGTACCCTGTCCGTTCTGCTGTTGCTCCAATGCTTCGGCAACTCGCTTTTGGTGAGCTTCCTCGTTAGCCTCATAAATTCTTTCTATACCTTGGATGGCTGGAGAGTCTTCCAGTCCTTTAAACTTATTCAAATTATTCGATGCTTGTCTTGCCATATCTATGTTTCTTTTTAAAATGATACATTATCTATAACGTCCGGTGCCTTAATCTTTCGGCATACTGGCCAATATCTCTTTCGTAAAATTCTCATAGTCTTGTCCTACCCTGCAATAAGGCGAATAAGAGAATATATCCTGATTGAGGGCTTGTGCCTCCACCATCTTCGTATCTCGACGAGTGTATGAATCAAACATATAGTCATCAAACTTATTGCCCAGATACTCCTTAAACTGCTTGGTGGCTCTTGTCTGATCATTGCTCATTACCATGAATAAACCACGAATATCAATATCAGGATTCAAGTCTTCACGAGTTTCCTGCACCGCATTCAGAATTTCAGCAATACCTTTTGTTGCCAGCATTTCGAGCTGGATAGGTATTACCACGCCCGACGCAACCGATAGGGCATTATGCGTAAGCAGAGATAACGCTGGTGGGCAGTCTATCAGAACGTAATCGAAAGCCTCCAGGATAGATGAAACTCCTTCCGTTGTCAATTCGTCGCCTCGAACTTCCGTCATCGGCTTACTGAATAGCTTAAACAAAGCCTTGCGTGGTACCGGCATCTGGTTGAGGAAAGGTTCGATGTTGATCAATCTGTAAGATGCAGGAGCGAGATATATGCCCTCTCTTACCTGATAGACAGGCAAACGAGACTGCTGTATCATCGCATCATATACGGTAGGCTGCCCGGCATTCTCTGCCTCACTCCATCCAAAGAGGAAGGAGAGACTTGACTGGGGGTCAAGGTCAATTAGCAGGATGCGAGGCTTGCGCTCCTTGCCATCTTCACGCAAACCGAAATGACCTTTACCGTAACGGCGAAGACCTGTTGCCAAACTCTGAACTGTTGTTGTCTTACCAACTCCTCCCTTGTGATTTACGAAGGCGAGGATTTCTTTCAATCTTGTTTCTGCCATAACTTATATCTTTTTGGTTATTTATTATTATCTTCTCTTTAGCCAGACAATGCAGTAAACAATACACGAATACACACATCAACTCATCTGCATACACATAAGTACATGAATACACAAATACACAAATGCACGTTTGTATTTTTATGCTTTTGTGCTTTTATGGCTGCAAAATTAAGAAATTAAATTTAAACCACCAAACAAATTTAAAATATTTAATGCTTTTATGCGTAAATATCTTCATTTATTAGTTCATTTGTATATATATTGGTGTATTTATTCATTCTTTTATTGTTTAATGTGTTTGTTACTTAGTTGGTGTATGAATGTATTTCTGTATGTATGAGAGTGTATGTTTCTACGTTGGTATATATGTTTATATATTGAAATCAATAAATTCATAAATCCATAAACACACAAACACATAAATACATGCACGTTTGTGTGTTTATGGATTTATGAAATATTAGTTTATATTTTTGTCGCAGGAAGCAGTATATAGCTGCTTCCTGCGATTATCTTCGCACATCATAATAACGCGTAATATTCCGGAATATTGTGTGTATCTGCGTATTTTTTCAGTTACTCCATCAGGTTAGGATCATTGTCGTACTTGCTGCTACCTATCAGCTGCCACTCGTAAGACTTTTCCTTGTATAGTTTCTCCTGACGCTCTTCGTCCAGAACCTTGCTCCACAGCTCCTCAAATTTATTCTTCACAAACTTTCGTATCGGTCCGAGATACATCCTTTCTTCCTTGTAGATGATACGGTTTTGTTCTTGACGTTGTAAAGAACTACTTGAAGTTGATTTCCGGAAGAATATCCCAAATTCAACCTTAGAACCTATCAACTGGCTGTATTCTATCAGGAAATAAACCAGTTTGTCTCTCAACGTGCCTAATATATCCTCGTCTTTATCCTCCAAACCGAGCTTCGTAAAGCGCAGACTTTTAAATAGAGACATAACTAACACTCCCTTGTCAGTTTCTACCGTCAGTTCATAGGTTGGACATTCATCTTCGTTAATACAGAAAGAACGATTTATGAATACCTTCAAGGAACCGGTCATATTTGATTTATCTACACGAACATCAAATTTCTCCAGGTGGGGAATAATCAATGAAACATCATCAGCATAGCCAAAGAGGTAGCATAAAGTTTCAAAAGGTATCGTCTCTCCACGATGACCGATGATAGGGGAATATATGAAAAGGTCATTCACACCCGCAGGAACACACCAATCATCTTCACTGATATAATACGGCTCGCTCCACTTTTCTAAACAGTCCTTGTCTTTCTTCCATGCAATACCAATACGCTCATCAAGAACGCCCCACTCATCAAAGAAAATGGCGTGATCGTTGCAAGAGATAGCAACTATTTCTTCATTATCATTCATATTTTCTAACTTTAAAATTGTTCTATAACGTATATGTATATTAAGGTAACGCAAAAGGTTTCCGGAATTATTATACACCTTCACGTATTTTTTTGCAGGTTATCGCCCGCGTACCCTATAAGGTGAAAACCTTCTCTCATCCCCAGGTGGCGGCATAGGCTGCGCAGCCACACCCGCCAGATGAAGGATTTTCCTTGCGCCTACACCATCATCCTTTCCAAATGGTACAATGATAGGCGACGATGCAAGATAACTGCGTACAGGCTCAAAATCGCTGGCGTGCGATGACGATGCAAGCAGCTCTACAATATTCATCTTTATAATAGCCATAGGAGCGGAAGGGTGCTTTATTTCTTTCTCTTCTTCCTTCTTATCCTGCGCTAAAACCACATGTTCCTTAGCCTTCAGAGCCTCCTTGAACATCTTCTCCAGCTTCACACCATCATAGGCAAAGAAAGCGCAACCACGATAGCTGTTAGCCTTATTTCGTCTATCATCAGGCATGAACTCCTTACAGAAACCGGAAAGGGTGTAAACCTTTCCCTGATACTCCACCTTGTTATCTGCTGTAGTGATAACCTTCTGTCCGCCATGAATGAATGTAATTACGCTACCCGGCTGGATGCCGATTTTCTCAAAAGCAAACTTGCGGCTATCAGCATCAGCTTTTTTCGTGCATGATGATGCAACTTTCTTTTCAGAAGATGATGCAGCCTTCTTCTCAAGAACCGCAGGAGTAGTTTCGCAGCCCTGCTGTAATAACTTCATGCCTTTGCCTGGCTTCCCTGCATCATATACACCATCAGCCACCTTTTCGCCGATATAGGAATCGCCATCCTTGCAAGGGCAAAGCACATAAACATTTCCGTTCTTGCACTCAGCCATCTTCGGAGTCTGCGCCTCGGTACCCAGATACAGAATATCCATCTGAGGGATAGCCAGCAAATGCTTACAGCCAAAGCACAGGCTAAAACTATGTTTCAACACTTCGTCGGTAGCAAAGGTTGCCACGTTCTCGCCCACCTTCACCTGGATGAGCTTCTCGCCTCTCTTACCGGAGATATAAGCATATTCTTCGCCATTGTTGGATTGGATCGTCTTGCGGATAGCATCCCAGCTATCGCTTACATGGACACAATATCCGTCGAAGATGTTACCGAAACAGGATGCCCAGTCAACAAACCGACAAGGAGAAGGCTCGTATGAAGTCATACCATCAAACTCTATCACGGTGACTTCCTCACGATTATCCAGTTTCACGGCTGCCAGGTCGTACACTTTGCCCGGCTTCATCTTTGCGCACATTTTCTTCCAAGTCTTCGCATTGATGAGCATGTCGCTGGTATTTCCTGACTTCCGAGTGATGGTAATAGGCATAGCCAGCATCTTATGGCTATCAGTAGCCACCAGGCGGTTTTTCTCTGCATCTATAAATATGCTGATTATTGCCTCCATGTCATGCTTTTTATAGACGAAATCGCAAAGTTCTGCCATCTCCTTGGTAGCCTGGAAACATACGCAGCCGCGTTCCTTACTGTTCTCCTCCTGATAAGTGAACATGTGTGCATTCTTGCCGATGCCGGCAAGACTCTCGAACTTAGTAACAAGACGGAAGATATGTGCAGCAGCAAACTCACAGCAGAAACTACCCACCTCTACCTGAATAAGCTCATCTTTATCTGCCTCACCCCAACAGAAAATCTTACCCAGGTTCTTTGCTATCTCGCTGGCACGAAAACAACCGTGGTCGTTTCGTGCCATCTTCTGCCAAATCATTTCGGCTATCTCGTATAGCTTGCTGAGAATAGCCATATTCAGTTCCTTATTTGTCATAGTCTTATAATCTTTAAAATGAAAGTATTAAAATTGATATATCCTACTTGAATGCTCCAGCAAGAAGTGGCAAGAAAAACACCGCTACACCGATGGTGGAGAAGAGTAGCACCGCTACACCTACAAAGGCGAGGGCTGCAAGGGAATATGTGATTGCTTTTTTCATATTGCTATAATGTTTTGAATGTATTTTAATTGACGTTTCTTATTCCATATCACTGAGTACCCAGTTCTGTGTCAAGCCTGCAATGTCGTTTGCAGCAAGGAGCGTAATCAGATTGATGAGTACACCCACATAAGGCTCTTGCTCTCTTCTCAGTTTGGTTTCGAGCTTTTTCGAGTTAAACCAATCTACAACCGGCTGCATCGCAATAATGCAAGGTTGTATGGTACCACATTCATTTGTAATATCCGTGATGGTTTCATGGCGAATCTGCATTTCGTTAAAGTTCAGATCGTTTGCGAGCTTATTGCAAACAAGCTCTTTGATTTCTTCTTTATTCATAGTCTTGTAAATTTTAGTATTGATGTTTATAATTTTGTCGCGGCATCAGTGAAAAATCACCGATACTATAAAGATGGGTCCTCCTGCGCCTGTAAGGTCGTAGTCTTTATAGCTCGGAAGGTATCAGTAATGTACTTGCTGCCTCCGTGACTCATGATCCACTCATGCACATCGTCAGGGATGACGTACTGTCGCTTCTTGCCTTCAGCAGCAGGTCTGCCTTTTCTACCTTTATTATCTACAATCGTAATCGTTGCCATATTATTTTTGTGATTTAAAAAAGTTACTATAAATGTTCTATTTTTCCTAAATAGAAGTTTGGCCAAAGCCTTTTCGTGTTCTATTTTTCCCATTTATCTTCTTCGAGTTCAAAGCCTTCAGCTTCGATGCTCTTACTATCGTTGCCCATCGCTTCGGCTTGAAGCTCACGAGGTAAATAGACCGGCCAACAAATAAGATCATCCGCATAATGGTCAATATCTATTTCTGCCTTATCCTTGTAGTTCCAGAACACGGAAGCCATACAAAACACCTCCATCGCCTCTTTATCTGATAACATAGATACCGCGCCAAGGAGTCGGGTTATCTCCTGCTCGGAACAGAACTCATTTTCGCCATCGCCCGTAAGAACGTAATCGTGAACCTTGTTAAAGAGAGTATCAGAAGCTTTGACCATATCCACATCGTTAGGAGAGATACCCTTAATAGCTTCAGTGATGACTGTCAGGCTGTGGGAATCGTTCAGCAGCCAGATAGCACGGAATCGGGCAGAAACGTTACATACAGCTAAATCCAGGTGGTTCTCACCTATCCACTTAGTGATATTTGCAACGATGCCATCAATATCCTTATTCTTGCATTTTTCTTTGTCAATGACAAAATATCTACAAGTATCAAACAAATCTCCTTCTACGAAACTGATGCCTATGCCCGACACATTATCTTCAACCGTCCATACTACAGATTCGGTCTTACTGGATTTTACAACAAATCTATCTTTCTTCATAACTTCAAGTGAATTTAAAAAGTTACTATAATTACTTTATTTATATTCATTCTCTATCTGCTCCAGCTTCATATATACCAGCGTATTCTTATCGTAGTACTGACGAGGAGCAGCGCAGGAATAATACTGGTTGTTGGCTTCCTTAATACATAGCGCAGCATCTACGATACGTTTGCCGAAACTTTTCAGGGCATGAGTCTTGCCGATGATGGTGATACCAGACTGGTACGCCTTACGAACCTCGACAGCAAAACGATGCAGGGCTGCCTTGGTATTCTTCTCCTCCTTCGTTACCTTCTCCAATACGTTCAGGTGATCAGCAGGACGTGGGTTCCTGCGCAGCTCTACAACACCCTTTTTCTTGTAATTGATGCAGACGGAATACTCGCCAGGCTTCAAATTATCCAGGTGAGCCTCCAATAGGTCGTAACGCTGGAGCACATCACGGGGAGCGATGCTGATACTATCTTTCGTGGCGGTTGATGATGCCTGATTTTTCATATTCTCCATAAAGATCCGCTTCGCCGTGATGCGGTAGGGCTGAAATATCTTAATTAATATTAATAATTCGGGTAAATTGATACACCGTATTGTTTTATTTCTTAAATTTGCACCGTCTTCGGAAGATTTTTAATCGTACCTTTATGGAATTGAAAGAGCAATAGCACTTCCGTTGACAGTCAGACTCTTCAAGGTCTGTGGATTTAAACGCTCACAATGAGCCAAATTTCTACTATTGTAGATTCGAGTCGCCAGACTCGCGGTTGCCCCGGCTTAGGTCGGGGCTTTTTTATTCCGATAGTTCTTTCTTCAATAACCGAAATATAAGATTCTCTTCGTCTTCTCCGAGGTCCTTACACGCATGAGGCACCACCGTTGTCTTCATATTACCCTTATGGAGATAGATGATATTTGCGTTCTCGTTCCAAGTACGAGGCTTGTAGCATCGCTCCACCATCTCGGTAAATGACGCATTCTCTCTTTTCGCGTCATCCGTGTCCCACATATTGAGGAGTGCAATAATCTGCTTCCAGCTCAAATCGTTAACGTCTATATTGCCATTCTCTTTTGCAACTTTCTCAAGACAATTTTCCATTATACTGACTTGACCGTGATGTCGAGGGCTGAAAAAAATATTACTTAAAATCTACACCTTTGAGGGGATCATTATCGCCGCCGTTCTCAATCTCGATGCTTTCCTGCTTTTTCAGAAGAAGCTTTCTCGTTGCCTCCAGCATCATAATGGAGTGAATGGTGGCCTGGCGTGCGTGATAGTCTGAGCCGGCATCATCCACATATTGCTTATTCATGCGGACCAGCGTATTCAGGAAGTCAGCGCACTCCTCGCGGCTCGGATTGTTCACGTGAACCTCGCAGGTAACAGCCTTCAGAAAGTACTCCATACCCTTCTTCAGCAAAGTTCTTATCCTGCCCGTATCAGGATGCTGACCTATCATCTGATATATCTTGATTCTCAGGCTGCACCCACGGCGAGGGAAACCGATGCGGTAATCATCGCCTACCTCCTCCTTTTCCTCGTCGATGTAATCTACCTTTGCGATAAAACCGCAATCCTTATCAGTGCAGACGATGAAGTCACACTCACCACGCTTGTGATTTCGCAGCGTGTCTATAATAAAACAGGGGAATTTCTCTTTTTGCCATATCTCCAAGTGTTTTATGATTCTTTGTAAAGCTGGCAATACAGCTCTGATCTCATGCGCTTGATATAGAAGACCACTTCGCCAGGTGCCGGCTGATAGTCTGACTTTACGAACATCGCATTCTCGCCATCTGTGGCTACATACTTTTCCATCCCGAAAGTGCTCTTCGGTATGCTACCCTCGTAGTAGCTTTTGGCTACTGAGGATAGCTGCAAGGGTGATAATATCATTTTTTCCATATTCTATAAATAATATATATGATTCTACAATTTGTTCATAACGTAGCGGATAACACGCTCGGTATATGCCTCAAGGCCAAACTTCTTGCCATACTTGCGAAGGTCGGCAAGTGAAATCTCGGTAGCCTCGTGACCGATGGCAGCCTCGTAGCGGTTTTTGAAGTTCTGAGTACCAGGACGGCAGTTGCCGGAAGCCAAAGACTCCTCAAAGGTAAACATGTGATTTCCTAACTTCTGATAAACGAGCTGATCCTTGCTTCTGGCATTCAGCAGACTAAGAGCCTGTTTGCTGCGCTTCTCCGCGTTGATACGCTGCGCCTCCTTCAAAGATTTAGCCACGATGTGCTCACCTCTTACCAGGAAGCCCTTCACGGTCTTAATATCAGCGATAGCCTTGCCCTGCTCAATCCACTCGCAAGCCACACCGCTACGTTTGATTTCGCCACGCACGAAGGTAATCAGACCGCCCACGATATAGATATTATATCCCTTCTTTAAGTATAGGCAAAATGATCGGCGTATCATAGAGAAACGACAACTCTTGCTATATCCGTCAAAGTCCCTAACTTCATAACAATTTATGCCATTTTCTCTTCCAATATAAGCACTTAATTCATCCAGATGAGAACCAGTATTCAGGCGATTGATAACCTGCTTGTAAGCTTCCGAATTATTCTGCTTGTTCTGAATGAAAATATGGTCATTGATATAAGCCAATTCCTTTGCTCTCGCTTTCTCAGCCTTCTTCTCAGCCTTTTCAGCCTCCTTCTTCTCTGCTGCCTGGCGTGCAAGCATATCCAGATATTCGTTTTCGCTGGCAAGACCGTTTTTTTCCATATACTTCTTGAATGCCTTCTCAGCGAAGCCGATATACCTGCGTACCTTTGCCGTTAACTTGGCTTCATCCTGCTCGCATTCACCGATACGGATAGTACCATCCAGGAACTCCACCTCATTCTTACCTTTCAAGTAGTCAGTAAGGCGAATCCAGGTAGCGCAGGCTACAGAGACGGAAGAAATCACGTAGTTATTGATGCAGCAGTGCTTATAATCATTCTTGCGCTTATAAGCCTTCTCTATATCAGCGAATAAACATGGAGCGTTGATAAAAAACGTATCAGCGTTGAAATTTACAGGAGCATCCTCTTTTACGAAATTACTTGCAAAAGAACTTCCAAACTCTGTATATACATCCAGCTTATAACTATCCGCAAGCGGAAGGTTGAAGAAAAAGGAAACATCGCCATAGCGATACTGCTCGTTCTTACCGAAGCCACGGAAAGAAACCTCGCGCCCCTTGTGCTCGTCTGCCTCGTCAAATCTGAATGATCCGAAACATACGGTAGCGTTGTTACGTACATTGTCCTTAAACTCCTTGAAAGTGATAATCATATTTTTCTGCTCATGCCCTTGAGACTTATTGGGCTAATCTGGCACAGCCGGTTATTATTAGTATTATCTTCTTGTTTTAACTGATGCAAAGGTACAAAGAATTTCTGAAACTACCAAATAAAATACACATAAAATACTATTTTAGATGTATTTTTAACGTTTTGTTACGTTTTCAGCGCTCTATACCTTATTTATCAGTCGTTGTTCGCTTCGAGGTGTCGATCCTCACATCTTCAATAGATGGTGCCTGCCGTGGCAGCGATAGAAAAAATGCTGCTGCTATCCTCACGGACCGCAGACAGCGTGAAAACAAGTGCGGACGCTTCCGCGAAAAACATTTAAAATTTCAAAGTTATTTCAAAGAAATAATGCTCCCCGCCGTGGTGGTGATCCACGCTTGCCGGTCTGCCGGACGGGGTAGGGGAAGGCTTTCAGGCTTCCCCTGTATGGGATGGTGGGGTATGATGGATAACCTCGGTATATCTCATTCTATGCCGCATTATCTTGCGGATGGCTCTTAATGTAATCTGCCTTAAATTCTTCCTCGGTCATACCTTCCACTTTAAGCATACTTTCCCAGTAGCCTTCACGGATATGCTCTGCCTTAAACTCCTCGAAGGTATGAGGAACGCAATCATCAGCAACCCAGAAGGCCTCGTGTTGCAGTTCGATACCGTCGCCAATCCAGCACCCTGATAAACCGTCATTCTCTTCGTCTGGAGTTTGCTCATTCTCCTCCATAAGCTCATCGAAATGCTCGATGGCATACTTGATCATCGTGCGAATATCCTTTGCCCATAAGCAAGTATCATCCGCGCTGATATTACACTCCTGCAGAACCATTCCTACAAGTTCGTCGATAGAGAGACGGCTCTTGATGTAGGCGTTGTGGTAGAAGTCGAAAGGGATAACGTGATCCAGCTTCCAGCCCTTCTCCTCATTGACAGATGGTCGGCCGTATGCCTTTCGGCTCTCTTCTGTTACCTTCACTTCGTTCTCTACATTCTCTATAACGTTCATACCGTTCTTATTATTATTCTTTGCTTCCATAATTTCTAAATTTTTAATGTTGTTATAATATGATGATCGTGATATTATTTATCGGAAAGTATCACTATTAATATATACATATCCTGAACCATGCTTGTAATCTCTTACAGATGAAGCATGAAAACAGGCTCTACCTATACCAGACAGCCAGCGATCTCTACCTAACTTTTTAAGAGCTTCCTCCTCGCTGATTCTCTGATCATCTTTAGTGTAATACTTGTAATTAGCTTTTTCTATCTGATTGAAATCCTCTTCGAGATAGCCGATTTTCTTTAAAAACTCCTTATCTTTCTTTGTCAACTTTGCCATAATTTCTAATTTTTTATTGATTCAATATTACTTTAATTTTGTGAATATCTGCCTGAAGTAAACTTCACATTCGGAATTAGATAACTTTTCATCCTTGCGTTCATACTTGGCATAATAGTTACCGTATGTATCCTTGTAACGTCCGATGTACTTATAACCAACGTTTTTGCAAGCTCGTTTTGCAAGTTTTACCGTACTTTCTTTAAGTACTTTCGAGATTTTCTCACATGTTACCTTACCATTTGTATATCTGCGGATCGTATATATATCTAACAAATATTCTATCATAATTTCTAATTTTTCACACGTTCTATAATATTCGTAAAATACCAAACCACTGCTTGCGCCATCGCATCTTTCAATGCCTCCAGATACTTGTCGATAGCTGCCGGCGTATCGGTATTGATATGCCTATCTGGATATTTGCCGTTCTGATCTCCACTGCCAAGATGGATGATGCAGAAGGAGCGATCCTTGTCGTGGGTAGCTACCATACCACGGCGCTTGCAAAGTGCCACTACCTTGTCGAAAGATTGTGGATCGAAAGTCACTACCTGGAGCACACTCCAGGGGTATTCCTGAGCAGTCAGCAGGATTTTTCCCTGCTGCTGCGAGATAGCGAAATTATATATAACTGATGATTTCTTCATTTTCTATCTGTTCTATAAATAGGGCAGCGCTTAGGCTGCCTTATTATTACCATGGCATGTGATAAACTCGGTAATACTCATTTGCTCGGAGATATTGTAGTAAGCCATTATCTCCAGACGTTCATCGCCGTTTTTAGCCCCGGTTTCTGCCTTCACTATATAATATAGCATGTAGGCAAGATAGGCTTCCTGGTGGTCGCTTTTGTGACTGAATAGGGCTGAACGGTTCCAGTCTTTTATATCATCGCTCAAGAAGGACCAGAAGCCATCATAGGAAGAATGATTTTCCTTAATCCAGCCGGCTATCTCTTCACGGTGATTTTCCAACTTGGTTATAATCTCATTTTTAGCATCGTCAGATAGCCCGATTTTCGCCTGGATGGTATCGGTACTGAAATTATAGGCCAACGGATGCTGAACGCCTACAAAGGACAATTTAATATCCTTGCAAACATACTGTTGAAGCCAGCGTTCCCACTGCTGGGTGTAAGCCTCGCAAACTGCCTTCTGGTAGCTATCATTATCAAAGGTGAAATCCTTATCCTCTACTACTTCGTTTCTGTATTCGTAATCTGAAACTTCAAAAGCGGAATCCCAAATAGTCTGATAGAAGCCTTCAAAACCTACAAGCTCGATGTTTGATACATCTAATTTCTTTTCCTTTTCCATAACCTTAAAAATTTAAATGTTCTATAATGTGTTATTTTCTTTATTACCAGGGAATCCTATTTTGCGGGATTCCCTGATACTACACGCACGCTATAATAGGGCGTATTAAATGGATATTTCACTTCGTTGACGTAATATACCGCCGATGGTGTACTCATTGCCAAGGTGTCCTGGCAGATTACCACGCCATTCATACCGTGCGCCATCATGTTTAGGGCGCACATCTTACATGCCAGCGGATCTGAATCCTGGGCAACATACTTATATGTTCTACCTACTGAAGGATCAGGGCTGCTCATTTTAGCAAAGTGTGACAGAAGAAGGCGACCACTACCAGCGGCGCAATCATTTACCGTTTTGCCTGAAACATTAGGGCTGGAAGCCTGTTTTTCCTTCGAGCCTATAATATCACTTATTAGGTTGGAAATGGCAGGAGGCGTGAAGAATTGCCCTGTCTTAGATGCCTTGCCAGGTAATAGGTACATGTTCTCATAAAGAATGCCAAACACATCAAGCCAGGTGCCGTTCTGAAGTGCCACGCTTACATCTACCAGCCAGTTTGTAGCCAACAGACCAAATTCAGGCTTTTTGCTGATACGCTCACTAAACCAGTTTTGCAGGCTGTCAAAATCTTTGCCCTTGAATGCCTCGACGCTGAATAAATCCAGAAGGAAGTCACAGAAATCGCTCAGTGCCATTTCGTATGGTCTGCCATCCTTATCTGCCTGGCGGCTCAATATATCTACATACAATTTATTGTCTTTCATAATTCCTCAAAAATTAAAACGTTCTATAATAAGTAAAAAATCACTCATTCTATAAAGGGTTCCCTGAATAGCCTTCAGGGCTATTTGCTAACATATCCAGATGTGGCCAAAAAGGGGGTACTTCTCCAGGTCGTGTTCACGTGCCCAGCCTCTAATTGTTACATCGGTTTTTGCCAGCTCATGAATAGAAGCCTCGATTTTTCGTACCTGATCCACGTATTTTGCATAACCTTTGACGCTATCTTTATATTTAGCAATATCCCGTGTTTTATTCAAAATGTACCCGTCGATCAGGTTGACGGCTTCTGCTGCAGCCATACGGTCGTTTGTCGTCCACTTCCAGGCTTCTTGAGTCGGTGAACAGCCAGGAGAATAAAACGTGATACCTGGAGCGTATTCTCCGTAAGAGTTGATAGCGTTCATTTCAAGACAGCCATCATAAAAGCTACAAGAAAAGCCTGTAGCCTCCTTTGCAGCGTCCAGAAAGCGCTTATTTATCACTTTGCCATTGAAGGTATGGCAAACGTCTTTTAACGCCTTCATCGCTGTTATTTCTTTGTTTGAGCGGTCCACGAGTTTTTCGACGTGTTCACGGTACTTTCTTACCGCCTCGTTTTTCTTGCGACGGAGCCAAGACTTCACGGCTTTTTGGTAATCTTTTTCCGAGCCTATAATATAGGCTATAGGCTCATCACGTTTTACTATACCACGGCGCATGTAAAACTCATTTCTTAAAATTCCGCATTCCTTTGCGTTTTCCATGCTGCTAAAACGGTCCGGTTTTGCGGCCGGGATAGAATCACTAGTCCACAGGAAAACGTCTCCGGAGTCTTCTGCTAAATCGCCCAGGCGGTCTGCAATTTTCCAGATGGCCTCTTTTTCCAAATTATTAAAATCTATCTTTGCTTCCATAATTCCTCAAAAAATTAAATTGTTCTATAATATATAGTGATATTCTTTGCAGCCTATATAGAAGGCTCCAGGAGTGCCCTGGAAGCCTTAACAGGCGTATTTTTCGTACTTGTCGAAGTCTATAAAAATCTGTTTGATAACTCCAAGCTGAAAAGAGTAGTACACCTGATCATAAATACACTCCTTATCCTTGTAAAAGTGCATTTCAAAGGTAACACCTTCGTGCCAGATGTCCCAGTGACAGCCCGCTAAATCGACGGCGGCAAAGATATTTTCTATTACGGTGCCATCGTCAAAAGTAATAGGCTCATGTCTTACTTCAACCTTAAAGCCAAGGGCACGCAATAAAATAGCTAATTTCTTTAATTTCTTCATATTCTTAATATTTTAAAGAGTCTATAATGATACCCTGAATCCTTCTTTCTCGAAATCTGGAATGAACTCTTCACGGATAGATGCCCATACTCGAATATTACGTCTTTTATAAGCGTAATCAAATTCAATCTCCGTGCGCGCCTTGAATACAAGACCTACCTGTTCTACTCCTTTGTCGGTGTCTCTATACACACCTTCAGCGGTTTTTATGCCGTTTTTGGTCAAATCTATGCACCAGTTACGGCTCAGAATCTCGCTGAATGCCCGGCACGCCTCCTTCAGGTTTTCCGCCTGGATCTCGCTGTGCTGATTTCTAATATCAATCCAAAAATCCGCACTTTTTTCGTTGCCCTCCTTGTCGTATAATACAGAAGGAGTCACCGTGTAATTAAAATGAAAAGTCTTCATAACTCTAAAAATTTAAATGTTCTATAATCTGTTCAATAATTCTTCGTGATATTTTGCAGCCGCTATAAATAGGGCTTTTATCACTTATTAGAAGGTGCCGGCGGGAATGATCCGCCGTTCTGGCCTTAAACCTTTGCACCCTGATATAATTTAAGATACTCGTTTATATACGGCCGATCCGTTACTAAAACGACCTATCTCTATAATCTGATCAGTTAACGGCGCCGCTACTTTTTCGATATTCTCTATAATAGAAGAATATAAAGACAAAAGTCGCTTTTCTAAATTTTTAGACTGCATAACCGCAAAACCGCGTACCTGGCCCGTGCTTCTATACTGGCACGCTTGATCCGTGTCCCACAGACCTTGCTCCAGAATGTCGGCAAAATCTATATCGTGTACGTCGTCGTACTCGCTACCATCTAAATAAATTTTGCCATCTAAATAAGCCCCATCGTAATAACCAGGTCGCAAAAATACATCTATCGAAAACTCGAAAGGAACACCACAAAACTCGATTTCACGGAAAACACTTGCAATCTGGTATGGTTCCCCGTTTTCCAGATAGCCTCCATCAAGATCACTAACCGCTCCGGCGATATTGTCGCGCTGAAAATCGAACTCGCTTTCGTCTTCTGTCATAATAGAATAGTATCTACTAAAAATTGTGCTTCCAAAATTACATGTTGCCATAACTTTAAAAATTTAAATGTTCTATAATATATTTTATTAATTCCTGGTGATATTTTGCAGCCGCTATAAAGCGGCTTTTATCACTTATTAGAAGGTGCCGGCGGGAATGATCCGCCGTTTTGGCCTGGATACCTTTGCACCCTGTTATTTGAAGTTTGAAAAAGAATATCTTTATAAAGAGATAGACAATAATACACACACGGCCGCGGCTATTAGATTAATGCCTATAAATTGAAGCCCGTTGACTGTTACCCCGTCGCCATCGCTGGCAAAGTATGTTTTAGGCTCAAATAACCATCGCCAGGCGCTTTTTATAGCGGCAAAGGTGCATTTATTCAGGCGTGCAAAGAGAATGGCACACACGGCAAATAAAACACTTACCAGGGCCGACGTACTGGAACGGCGCAAAAAAGTAATATTATAATTGTTCATATTTCTAATATTTTAAAGATCCTATAATATAGTTATTTTGTGGGTACCCTGGAAGGTTCAGGGTACCGTGCTTTTATGCACACCGCATAAAGTTGTCGAGATAGTAACGGGTACCGTACACCGTGAAATAAGGCCGTGCCTCCGTCTCCTCATTTCTTGGGAACGTGTACTTTATTTCTTGCCATCTTTGCGCCGTGTGTGATTTATCCATACAATAACGGCGCCATAATACGCCGGAACCGTCACTACTTACAACAATTCCCAGACCGCCGCAATTACTGGTCGTACAAAAACATTCTCCGTACTTTGCCAGTCTGTTATATTCCATTTCTTTTGTATTCTTTGCCATGATGTTATATATTTAATAATTAATACTTTCTTTTCTCACTGTTATCTTATATTATTTAATTAGCACTTCTTTCTTTGTATAATCCCAATCTGCAGCGATACAGGCAAGCCCCGCGAAAGCGGAAACAAAAGACAGAAGGCCGAAAATAAAAATACCTTCGACGGCTGCAGCAACATTATGGCACCCGCCAGAAACAAGTGCAAAAACGCAATCGATAACAACCGCAAAGAAGACGATCGCCAGGGCTACAGGGAAAAAATAGAAAACTTCTACTTTTGCGAGTACGGCAAAGAAAAACTTTACCTTTGCGGCTACTTCTTTCAACTTTGCCATAATACCGAAAAAATCAAAATTCTTTTTCATAATTCCTAAAATTTTAAACGTTCTATAAATAGGGGGTACCGGCGGGAATGATCCGCCGTTTTGGCCTGGCTACCTTTGTACCCTGGAATCTTTAAAATATATTATAGTGCCGCCATCATGGCAACGGCCGCGTTTACGGTTTTTGCCTGGTCCTTGTTTGTGATTTCTGGTGTGTGATCACATACAAATTTCTTTTGTTCGTCGCTTAATGCGGCAAAATTAGCTTCGAATGCTTTTATAAAACGTTCCGCCTTCTTGTGTTCATCAAGGGCCAGCGCCTCCACTTCGAGACGCAAAGGTTCACGCATACTTTTAGAAAACTTCTCTATAGCGTGATATAGGGCCGTTTCATATTCGAAGGTCTCCCAAGTGCGGTTATAATATGATACGCGGGAGTGCTCATAATCTTTGCCGCCTCCGAGTGCAAAAACATGATGGCAAAAACCGTTTGGTGTGTTTGTAGTGTCGCAATAAAAGCGTATCTCTTCACCGTTGACAGTAAAAACAAAAGTTTTGTTGTTATATCTTTTTGTAGCCATAATTTCTAAATTTTAAAATGTTTCTATTTATTATTTTGTTACCAACACGAGCGCCTGCAGTTTAGGCGCTCGTGCTCTTTGCTTATGCCTCATAACTTGTAACTACACACGCGTAATCATAACAAGATTCGAAAGGGTCACTTTTCAAAATGTAGGCCTTTTCCTTACGGTCGTAGGTGTACCCTTTTCGCTTTAAGTCTGCCAACTTCTTGCGCTTGTCATATAACCCCAAACGTATATTATTTTTAAGGGTCCAAGATCCATCATGCAGAATCACGTAAAACTCAAATAAATATATCTTTTTCATAATTCCTCAAAATTTAAATTGTTGTATAATAAAGGGATAATAAGGGAGCCGGGACCGGCCCCCATGGCTTTATTTAATCGTCGAGTCTGATTTCATCTAAATTATCCAGATCGTAAATTGCCAGTTGGCCGTTAACTCGTGCAAGTTCCAGGGCCTCCGTGCGATCCTTTACAATTACGGTTGCATCGTAATAGTAGCGACCGTTTTTCTTGTTATACCAGCCACCAAAAGCGAGGCCATCAAAACGAGAATCTTCTCCCTGATTCTGCATTCTCTCTATAACGTCAACTACCTTTTCGAGACCTTTCGCCCCAAAAGAGTCTTGAGTAACTGCAAGGGCTACAGCATAGCCGGAAGTTATAGGCTTCAAATTTGCAGCGTTAACGGTGTAACCTTCTGGATTTTGCGCAGCGATCGCCGCAATTGTCGAGATAACTAAATTCTTTTTCATAACTTTTTAATTTTAAATGTTTAATACCTTGTTTCTTGTTTTAATTTCGAGGCTATAAAGGGATCCGCCCCCTTTTCAAAAGCTAATGTTTTCACCGTCTATAATGTAATGTATTCTATTTTTTGTTTGGCTTGAGTTGTCGCCGTTTCTTACCGTTGCAATACTCCAAACGACGCCCGCGCCTGTAAATAAAATACACTACCTAATAGCTCGCTACATTCTTTATAATAGCCTAAATATTTAGTGCCCGCCGTTTTCTAAAGGTTAACGGCAAAAATCCTTATACGTATTTAATAATAAGTATTTGCTACTTATTATATATTTTCAATTCATTTGTGATTTTGAGTAACCGCCTGCAGTTACACACAATATGTAAATAAGTCAAAGATCTATTGTAAAACAATTACCTTTTGTTTTACGTTTGCAAAGATACTGATATATTTTTATTCCACCAAATAATTTGCGAAAAAAATAAAGATTTACCCTTATATTTAACGTTTAAAAACAATATATACCTTTATATTTACAGTTATTCACAAAAATATATATTTATATCAATAAAAATATATTATTATATCTTTGTTTCTGTTATATGGTTTACACCTTATTATATATAAGAAAAATTAAACGGTGTGCCCATCGGTGGCGGTGGTGCCTCCTGGTGGCTGGTGTCTCCTGGTGGCGGTGGTGCCTCCTGGTGGCTGGTGGTGCTCATCGGTGGCGGTGGTGTCTCCTGGTGGCTGGTGGTGCTCATCGGTGGCGGTGGTGCCTCCTGGTGGCGGTGGCGGCCTCATATTGCCAACCGATCCCAGGCAGGCGGACCGGCGGAAGTCGTTTCAGGGCGGCGGGGCTAATCCGTTTGAATCAAAGTTTTCGGGGCAATCACAGTGAACGGATTGCTCTAAATATCAATTATTTATATTCTCCAGTCGGGAGGAAGAAAACACGATAATGGTTTTATAAGACTTTGATTTTCAATACGTTATCGGGGTTTAAAAATAATTCAGAAATCAACCAACACGTCTTATTCTTATTAAAAAATATGAGTAAAAAATACTCAAATATACATTTTTATCTTAAAAATAAATAAGTATATAGATAAAATTGCGATTTTTCTTATTAAAAACTAAATAAATATAATGATATAGCCCAGGGCTTTTTGCTCTGGGCTATTCCGTTTCTGTCTATATTTTAGGCATCTGAATAGGACTATCGCCATCGGTATATCTCAATTCCTTCAGATATTCTGTTCCGTCACACTTGGCTACTCCTTCTAAAAAGGTGAGGTCACTGATACATCCACGGTATATAAGGTACCCTTCGCGATAAGCTTTCAATACCTGGGTTACACAGGAACAACCGCCAGACATTTCCTGCAATCGCTTGAAACGAGCCATGATGCTACGGTTAAGCTCTGCCAGCGGCTCTAAACTATCAACGAAACTGATAGGTTGGAAAGTGGAAATGGTGGTTGATTGCACCGTATCTACTACCTTATGGAATACCTTGCGGTAAACCTCGAATACTGGACGAACCTTGCGGGCGATAAAAAACTCCAAACAAGGGACGGAAAGCATATACTCAGCTCTCGTCGTACCACCAAATCCTCGCTTTACCTTTTGGTTAAACGATTGATAGTCAATGCCTTCAATGAACAATTCGCTCCTTTTGAGCGTCTGAACTGCCTTCCCCTTGGTAGCATATACCAGTTGCCAAACGTCTTCCAGGTTAACCGGAAACTGCTCATTACTCTGCATCAGCTTAGCAATACTCTCGAAGTATGCCTTAATCTCACTCTCACTACTTTTCTTAGTTAACTGATTCATAATCCTAATCTCTTTAAAGGTGAAACTTCATGCTTGTACAAAGGTGGAGCGCAAACACGTAAAAAGGATACTCAAGCCCATATTATAGGATATAGACTGCTCTTGACTCATGTTCTCGATGTCGGGTGGTGCAGTGGCAAGCTGCTCGATTACTGCCGTGGCTGCCTCCTGGAGGTCAGCTTTACCCATAGGTAGGGTAATGGTTGTTTCTTTCATCATTAAAATTGGAATTTATTAAATATTGTTAGACATTTGCGCATACATTCATTATATATATACGAAACAATATCAAAACTGAGAGGGGGATAGGAATACTTCTATCGCGTCAGCATAAGATACGTAATCTCGAATAAAATAAAAGGCCGTGCGCCTCGCCCTCTGTCTAATGGTTCTAAATTCCAAAGAAAGAACCACGCCCAAGGCATTAACCGTAGGCGAGGGAGTGCGCACAGCTATTTTTTATACATTAGATAGTGTATGCGACATTCCGTATCAAACTACATCGCAATCAAAACGATATACTCCGATACATTCTTGGAATTTATTATTTTTAGACGATGCAAAGGTAAGGAGTTTTCTCGAAACAACCAAACGTTTCTAAATAAAAATCTTTATTTTAACCATTTTTTAGGCTAAAAACTTGTATGTTATAAAAATATATTATACTTTTGCACCACATAAATTACAATACAATAAAGATAAAGCAATATGAAGCACTTAGATATAAAAAGAGCATTATCTGATCACAATATAACCCAGGTTCAACTTGGCGAAAAATTAGGTCTCTCCCCTCAAAGTTTAACCTCGGTAATAAAAGGCAATCCTACCGTTGCCAAGCTTATGCAGATAGCCGAAAGTATCGGCTGCGACATCACCGACCTCTTTTATCCCGACCCAACAGAGGAAGCAGAAGAAAATAAGGAGAGTTCCAGCTCAATTATGAAGAAACTGCAGGATTTCGTAAGAAAGGCTTACCCCAGCATAGATACGGAAAGCGTAAAGGAGATTATGAAGATGATAGGCGAGAAGAGGATCAAGATGGGTTCTACTGACATGGAAAAACTCGAAGAAGCCAGAAAGAAGCATGAGGGTGAAACTCTGAACGCAGAGATACGTGGAGATTTGCCGGAAGGTCTCTTTTGTAAGGACGTGAAGTTTATCAGCGAGACACCAGGTGAGCAAGCCTACCCAGTTCACGAAAACGGATTGGTATCAGAAAATAATTCGCAGCAAATGACTCAGACTTCCACTTTCTGCCCTCATTGCGGTAAGAAAGTAAGGGTAGGGGTAGTGCTGTTGCCCGAAGAGTAATCAGCAAAACGGAAAGAGGTAATCAGCAAAACGGAAATGGCGACACAGAAGAAACTCGTCTCTCCATGCCTCTTACGATACTCTTACGATTCTCTTATGACGATTTGCCCAACATCAAGCCGATTTTTCACCCAGAAATCTCTCGGAATCATGCTCCGAGTTTTCTCATCTGCAAAGGTAATAAATTCTGCGTGAAACAAAGGGACGGGGAAAATGAAAAATGAGAAACAAGAAAGTAAAAAAATAAAACATTCTAAATATAAGAAGATATGAAACAGGAAATTCAAAACAAACTGAGACGTTCTATTCTTGCCTTCTGTGCTATGATGGCAATGAGCGTAATGACTACTGCCTTCTCATCCTGCAGTAGTAGTGATGATGATGAAGAGAAAGTGAATATCGAGGAGTATCTTGCTGGCAGAGAGTGGGGTGTCAATAGCACCAAGGGTACTTACTCTTACTACAAGAACCACATGGTGTTGTACGAGGGTAGTCCGGGCTTCACACCGGGTGGACTTGTGGGTGAGCCTAACATCGGCTTTGGCTACTGGCAAATGACAGGCGATAAGCTCACAACCCAGTTTGTACTCGGTCGTCCGGCTGCTTTTGATGTAAGCAACCTGCTCAACGGAACCTTGTCCGGCATTCACTTAGAGGAGAACAATACATTATCAGGTAGCGGCACATCTATCAATATCGACCAGCGCCCATTCATCGTAGGCTCATTCTCTGACGGCTATGAATGCAGACTAAGTTGTAGAAAAAAAATGGATGATATTTCAGATGCTACGGATCACGATATGGCGCTACGTGGCACATGGTATGCTCTGGTAACAGACCACTCGACTGGTAAGAATCATGTAGCCTCCATGACCTTCAATGAGGATGGAACAATGCGCATGGTGGTAGAAGGCTTGTGGGATTTCACTACTACCTATACTACCAAGAACGGAAAAGCTACCATCAACGGCTATATTACAGAAGGAAATGTAGTCAGTCTCTACTACATCAATTCGGATGGCCTCGATGTGAAATTCTATAATGAGAAGAATGGCTATATGGCTGCCATTTGGCGCAAAGACAGGAGCGCTATTTAAAGGTAAAAAGGTAAAAAAGTAAAAAGAGCATTCTTGCTATTTAAAGGTAAAAAAGGTAAAAAGGCAAGCAGGGCAATATCCCGCCAGGCTCTTTTTACCTTTTTACTTTTTTACCTTTCGCAATCGCATTAAGCGATTGTGATTACGACTTTCTCGTTACGTCCCCAAGCCTCCTTCATCTTCTCGATGATGCGAAGGGTCCAAAGCTTTGAGTCGCTGATCCATCCCACCTTATCGTTCTTGCCGAAAAGCAGGCAACCCTCTGTGTCCTTGGCTGAATTGCCGGGGTGGATGCGGATGCCTGCAAAGCCAGTGACGTTCTCCAATAAGGGCAGGCGGCGCTTAAAACGAGGGGAATAGGTGTAGATCACATTATAGGTGCCTCTCGGAATGGCAGTCTTGCCCTTTTCCTTTACGGCCAACACGTCATTAGTACTCATGCCCTGATACAGTCCGCGGTCGGTGTCCTCAAGGCAGTTGCAGTGGAAGTCTTCGCCATCTACATACACATTACTGATGGTGTAACCCTCCTTCTTCCATTTTCTATCTATCAATATCTTCATAATAACAAATTTAATAACCAATAATTAACTACGCTACCCAGGATGATGACAAGCGAATATCTCACTACATCTTCCCATTCGAAACAGGAAAGCTGGTATTTGTCGTACTGATAAACCTCCCGCCAAATCATCAACGGAAGGGCTATGATGCCTATCAGCACACTCAAGAGAAACCAACAGGCAAGCCCTATCCAGTCTCGCCTGTTGAGGGTAAACAGTCTTTTCAGCATACGCACAACCAATATGTGAGATATACATCAAGGAAACCCGCTATCTCTATCCAATACCAGGGATGCAAGTGCATTTCCGGTTCACGTCCATCACGATCTGCCAACCAGTGTTCCCATTGCGCAACCTTATTCAAAATCCAAAGGGTGAGCAGAAGCATCACTGCAAGGATGGCCGTAGGAAGGATATTCACGCTCATACACCAGCCTACGCACCCGATGGCTGCCACAATCGCACCACATTTATGGACGGGCAGGGTATCTCTGTCTATATAGTTGGGTGCAGCACCTACGAACATCAGTCCTGCGCACCCCAAGAAGGCAAGGCATTGGATTCCCCTGCCAGAGTCGAGCATAGGGATGAGCATCAGTATTGCACTCGCCACCATGACAGCGGTGAACACCCAGCCGTAATTTCGCTTGCGCTTATCGCCTATCACTTCGCTGCCCGTGCATTTCTGCAACTGGTAATACACATCACTCATCATGTCGGGAATGCCGAACCGCATGGCTGCGAGCAAGAGAAATCCTGCCCACAGGAGGAAAGAAATCATACTTAATACATACATAGTCTTTAGAAATTTAATTAGTTACACGTTGACACCATTTTATCGACGTCAACAAAATGGTATTACCATTTTCGTGACATCAGGAATATGGTGCTATCATTTTTCCGATGATGGGAAAATGATATTATTACACACTCATCTCAAGCATCTTCGGATAGCCTGCCTTATAGTCGTAGGCTTCCACCTCTTCGATGGTCGTCAGTTCGCTCACAGCTGCCTTATGGCTTGCCGTGACATTAAAACACTCCAGGGCATACATTTCAAGTGCCGACAATAGCTGAATAGCCTTGTCGCAATCCACCACCAGTTTGATGCCTCCAAGCCACAGTGTTGTCGTTTGCTGCCCTGCTGCCTTGGCGATAGTGGTAGAGTTCATTAAACCGACTCTTGTCGCTTTATCGAGCCAAACAAGCATACCATTCAACACAAAGCCGTTCACCTTATCAGAGGTATCGTAGGCTGCAATCTCGGCTATCTTGTCAACCTTTGCCTGTTTAAGTTTCAAGGCATCCATTTTAGCTGAGAACTCGACAAATGCCTTCTGTATCTCACCTTCATCGTACTCACCGATAGGCACGGTACACTCGTAGCATTCGTACGCTCCCATCTTCTCGTCAAGCACAGCAGCAAGATGACGAACCATCATTCCTCCGTGCTCATACTTTTCATTAAAATCGCCTTTAGGGATAAAGGCTTTGATAAAATTAATTTTCTCCATATTTTTTTACGTTTTATATTTATTCATTATTCTAATTTTCCTCATATTAACACAGAAAACTCTGTCCTTGTGCGGCATCATAGTCCACGCTTTCCGTCTAATGTTATAAGTATTGCAATGAGCAAGCATACCCATCAGACTGTTGATGCGGCTTGCATACCTCTGTAACACTTCACCTTCAGGGTTGGGCACCATCCCAAACCTGTCAATCACGTCATATAGATGTTCTATCGTTCGTGGGTTTGGAAGCACCCTGCCTGGGCGAATTAATACGCCCGTGAACCTCACTCCGCTCGCGGCTCTCTGTAGGCTGACCTTATGAGGATGTAACGTAAGACCAAGCTCTTCTAACAGATAGTTCCTTGCCTCTTGCAGAATATTCAGAAGTAACTTTTCATCCCTACTGATAACCAGGAAATCATCCACATATCTGCCATACCCACCATCTTTGCCTACTCGCTCTATCATCAGTTTATCGAATTGAGATAGCAGAAGGTTGGCAAGTAATTGCGATGGCAGGTTGCCGATAGGGAGTCCTTTGCCCTCACCGCAGGTAAAAAGCGACTTATTAGCAGAGAGTTTTTCCCACAAACTCAAATCGCCTACTCGAACACAGTTCTTTGTCGGGTCATGTAAGACGACTTTCTTCCATAGCCACAGCCACCATTCTATATCACTTCCATGATACTTTTTTCTGATGGCCTTCTCAAGGAGGCCATAAAGGAGCGAACGATTGATGCTCATGAAGAAGCCTTGTAGGTCGCCTCTCAATATCCATGCTTCCTTAGTATAGTTCTCGCTCACTCGCTTTATTTGCTTCTTGACATCAGCGATACCATAACCAGTTCCCTTACCATTACGGCAGGCATACGCCTTATCTGTCATTTCGCCTTCGAGTATATCCGTGAACTTGATAGCAAGCAGATGGTGAATGATGCGGTCACGGAAGTCTGCGCAGAACACCTCCCGAAGCTTTGGTCTCGTCACACAGAATGCCTTACTTTTACTTATCTCGTATGACATCGAATTTAATTCGACATACAGTTGATAATTATTCGCAATGTAATTCATCTGGTATTCGATACAGCCCGGTGTCGAACCTTTATGCTTGCAGCAGTCATAATAGGCGGCATACACCTCTTCTATCGTGACATACTCTTTTTCAAATTTCATATCCCCTTAAAAAATAGCAAATACAGAGGCATTCGCCACTGTTGGATAATCGTAAACCGGCAGGACCACGTTACTGTTCCACTTGTTGTTGTTGTTTGCACTACTACTGTAGTTCCAAGCGTTCGTAGCGCTGCTCTGCGTATCTCGGTACATTCTCTGTTTTTCAGTCTGCTCACTTCTCACATAAGTGAGTTGCGTGATTGTACCCCTTGTCACATCCAGTGACGGCACTCTCGCATTGTCGTTGACTCTGCAATTCTCGCCTTTGCGCTTCCGCTCAGACTTCCGCCAGCCGTACACCTCCTTCAGTACCTTGTCTGACATCATATTAAGGTTGGTTGCCTGTTTCTTGTTTAAGAACTCGGCATCCGTGAGGAGGCTGATCCTTGACTTAACTTCCGACATAAGCAGAATATAATCGTGCATACGCTCCTCTCTATTCTCCCAACTTTCATTAATTCTCCTAACCAAGTCAAGAGCTGTACAAGACTTGACGACCGCTTCATTGTAGGTTGTAAATCTGACGGTTCTACTCACGCTATTACTATACTTGAGTAATATCTTGCACAAGAGTAGCGTATCTTTATATATGTACAAATCCTCTGTAAATGCCATTTTTTAAGGGAATGAAATTAAAAATTGCTCTTATATCCCTCCCTGCTCATTGCTCGCTGCCTGCTCGCTGCTTACATGGAGAGAGGAAGAGATTTTGAAGAGATAAAGAGATTAACAAGCGAAAACCGGCAGGACCACGTAACTGAACCACTTGTAGTTGTAGTTTGCACTACTACTGTAGTACCAAGCGTTCGTAGCGCTGCTCTGCGTAGAAGTCCACCTGTATTTCTTCATTACGAAGTCGTAATAATTAGTAGCCACTTCCTCGCCATATAGGGTCTCCAGTACCTGCTTGATGATACCGATATTCGCTACGTGTACGTATTCCTGACCTATCGACATGATGAAGCCGTGCAAGTCCTCGCCTCCGATACTGAATATCTGTTCATACGCATAATCAAAAGCTGGTACAGATAAACTTCGCTCCTGAGCCTCCTGTCTGATAAGGTATGATGAAGATTCTCCGTTGTAGTAATTTGCATCTTTTACATTATTACCATTCAGGGCAATAGAATCGAACTGTAAGTTCTGTGTACACCATTGTTTGCTGACCAACTGCGACACGTTCTTAATGTCACTTGTACGAATACAGAAAGTGCCATGATTGATAGATAATGAGGCATCCGCTACCTTGATAGCTACCGCATCATCAGCGGTTTTTCCTGCTGCTACCCAGTCCTCGATGTAGTACTCATTTTTGTCAATATCTACCACAAAAATACCTGCCTTAAACTGATAGAATCTGTAGTCGATAAGCCTCTGAGGAACATTCGCGGTATTAGTTCTTGAATTTTTGTTAAAGCTAACGTTATAGCCATCCTGATTATCAATTCTTACAGTATATTCCTTCTTATATGGTATGAATACTGTCACCTGGCCCCTTGCGTCAGTTTGATAGGTGGTATCTTTTCTGTCAACGGTCACAACAACAGGAATACCTTCCCATGCCGTCCCCACGTTATTATCGTACTTAGTAACCTTGATAATCGCCTTCTCCATACTGTCTTCATCGTAAGGCAGATATTCTACATTGATATTACGGCTACCCAATACTGCTGTATAGCCTTGAGGAGCGATAGGCTGCGCATTGCCATACTCAGGGAATACAACCTGATAGTAGTTACCTCGATTGATGATGAATGTAGCCTTACCCTCTGCGTTGGTGGTATAGCTCTGAGGTGTCTTTCCGTTATTGAGGAACACATTAATCTTAATGCCTGCCACCTTGATAGATTCCACAGAAGAGGCGATGGTAACGGTTACTTCCTCGTCGGTATTGATAACATCTACCGACTTGGTTTCTCCGTGTCTGTTGGTCACAGAGATAGTAGAGCCTGATAACTCCACGTCACATGTTTCTGCGCCTGTTGTGGCGGTCTCTGCTGTTTTGATGGCGGTATCAAAATCACTCTCACGCTTTGTTTCTGCGTCCGCACGAGATTGCTCTGCTTCTACTCTTGCATCTTCTGCGGAAGCTCTGTCTGTCTCTGCCTGCTTACGAGTTGTTTCTGCATCAACACGCTCATTCTCGGCTAATGCTCGTCCCGACTCAGCCCTTACTCTATCTTCCTCGTCAGCAGCAACCTTACTATTGAGCTTACCGACTTCTACTGATTTGCTTATCGCATCATCTGCTGCCGCATTTGCTTTAGCTGCCGCTGTATTCGCAGCCGATGTTGCGGCATTAGCCTTACCTGTAGCATCATTGCAGGCAACGATAGCATCATTCGCAGGCTTCTGCAATAGTTTTATCTCGTCCTCAGTGAGGTCAGCAAGCGTAATCTTTTCGCCTTTAGGTATAGCGAAATTAAGCGCATAGACAGGGTTTCCGCTTGCGTCTGTTCCATTCGCTACAAGAGATGCGCTTGCGGAAGAACCTGGAGCCAATGTATTGACTGAGCCAATCACAATCTGAGGAGTCTTACCCGTAAAGCCACGGAAACCACTCATATCTACAAGATATGAATAGAATTTCTGCCCTTGTTCATTCAGAGCAACTACATAGAGCTTTGCGTTATCCTCATCCTCCACATTGACGGTATTGATAAGGACGAAATCATTCTCAGCAAAAGTATTTACGTCCGTTGCGTTCATTACAGAGACAGAAGAAAATACCTTCTTGATTTGGAATGCCTTACCCGTAAGGTTCACGTCCGTCTTGTCGTAGTTGCCAGTTAACACATTCCACTTATAATAGTAGCCGTCTGCGTCCACATAAGGAGGATGCGAGTAGGTGGACAGCGCCTTGTTAGTAGCATCATCGCAAGCCTTCTTGGAAGTAGCAAAATCCGTCTCTCGTTTAGTCTCTGCTGCCACACGGCTTTGTTCAGCATCAGTACGCTTCTGTTCAGCAATTACCCTCGCTTCTTCCTCCTTCTTTCTTGCTTCCTCGTTAGTATTGAGGGTATCGTTTGTTTCCTTGTTGTTTTTCAGAGCCTCATTAGTCTTACTGATGAGGTCTGACAACTCCACGGTAGGAGGGAGGATAACCATAGCGGTATCCATTTCCACGCTGTTGTCTCCCTCATCGGTCTCTCCAAACTCGGTGTCGGCATCGGCATTCTTTGCCACGATGGAAAACTGAGGGTATTCGTTGCTTCGCCAGTCGTTGCCGAATATCTTGCCCCTTACCTCGATGGCATAAGTACCGAGGCTCATCTTGTCACCCTCTACTCTCGCAAGGAGAACATTGTCCTCCTTTACATCAATCGTAAACGCAAGAGGGATGCGCCTAAACTGATTGCATACCTGTACTACAACGTCAGTGCAGGCTGGCAGAGGGAAAGCCTGTGGTTCTCCCTCTACCATCTTCATCACTGGTATCTTCAGCGTGAAGTCATTACCTTTTACTATTTTTTTCATAAGCTTATAAATTTATTAAAATCATGGTTTATAATTCATCCATTGTAACTGCCATGCGCTACGAACATAAACAAAGATATTAAACTGACCGATCATTCCCGAACGAAACTTAGTATTCTTATCTCTTATTTCTCCGTGACAATATATCTTTTCATCTCCATAAGGAACGATATATACCCCTTTGTCAGAACCTTGGATAATTATCAGCGTCTGCCCTTCAAGAGGATTGGCAGGAAGCGTCAGTGTCATTTCAGAACCATTTGTGCAGATAACCACTCCAATACCGCTTGGTATTGTATCATTCCAACTGATACTCATTGAATTTGGTGCTAACACTCCTCGTATAGCCGCATTAGTCTGTATTGCCGTGCGCTCTCCATTGCTACTACCCCTTGTTTTAACAACATTAATAGCCAACGCAGGGTCGTTCGGCAATGACTTCGTTGTGTATATATACTCAGCAGGATGGTAGGATTTATCATAACCGTACTCAGTAGGAGTATTAAAAGCGGTGTTTGCTACGCTGCCACAAACGTAGTCCGCAGCCTTACCAGTCCATACGCCACAGAAATCCCTACCATTATAGGAATAACTAAACTCCGTGCAGGATACGCCTACGCGAAAATAGTTCGCATTCGCTAATCCGCCTCTGATGTATAAAGGCAGATATTGAACTCCTGAGCCTTGGGCAGTATGGCCAGAAGGAAGTTGTAAATCTCCTCTCGCCTGAATCATCTCTCCAAAGGTATCGTCTTTTCTGATTTCCCAAATTCCGAATTTACTATTACCTGTAACGTTTAAATTTGTCGCCTCCAGGTTTTTCGCTTGAATACCTTCCGCTACAACCTTATCAGCATCTATCAGTCCTGCCGACACCTTACCAGTCTCGTTGTCGATAAGCACGGTATCGTTTGCATCAGTTTTGTTCTTTTTAATGTGTACCTGATTGCCGTAGAGCGTGACAGATTCAGAGTCAATAACAATACCCGCTGCCTTTAAGCTCGCCTTATCCACAAGGTCACTCTTGCGCTCGGTGTACTCGGTCATTTTTGCGCCCTCTTCGAGTTTTGGTTGAGCGATATAACAATCAGTTACAGGTGCACCGCCATCACTCTGAAAAGACCTGTTAAGCCTAAGAAGGACGTATTTATGCAAGCTGTCAGATGGTCGCCAGTGCACCCAGTATCGTTCCCATTTGTTTGTTAGCTGAAAACTTGCGCCGCCATCGACGGGAATATTAGTAATTCCTAATGAACTCTCAACGAATACGTCTGTCTCAGGGCTGTAAAAATATGCCGTTAGCAAACCAGTTCCCTTTGCCATGAACGAGAAAACATAATCCTTATTAGCCTCCAAGCCGAAAGAAGTGAAAGCTCCTGGTTTTCCTTTTCGCCATTCAAGGACGTTGTGATAAGAGTCATTACCGACATCAACAAACTCACTGCCGTTGTACGCATAACACGTTCCGTCATTTCTAACATAGTATGTATCATCATATACGTTTCCAGATGAAGGAAGCTGACTAAAGCTATCAACGGTTCCTTTCAGCTTATAGGTGAACGACTTATGTATAGACGTACTCTCTCCGAACCCTGCTGGAGTCAGTGTACCGTTAACGTCGTAAAGCGAGCCTGACTTATCGAGCGACAATGTGTTATCAAGCATATTGCCGCCCACATAGTCATAATCATCTTGCGAGAGAGTCCAGCCATTGTAATCGCCCTCTGCCAGCATAGGCTTGCAGAATCTTGCCACAAAAGTTTTATGATAGACATCTGAGCTCGTAAAGACATTTGCTTCTATCCAGTCATGCGTATCATCGGTTGTGAACGACCATTTGACCAGCTGCCACTTGTTAGGCTCCTTGATAGCGAAGGAATAAGTTCCTGTAGGTCTTCCGTCTCTATCCTGTCCAATCTCGGCTCTGTTATAAATCACCTCAAGATGAACAGTCGTGTTAGCATCGAGAACCTTCACCCAACACGAGAACGTGTACTGAGTCCCGTGTTTAATTCTAATATTCTTCGTATTATAGCCGCCCCAGAACGCACCACAATACTGGTATCTGGTTCCGTCGTAATATGACGCAGCCTTAATACAATTCATGCCATCCACGCCGTCATTCATCAGAATACCATAGCCTCGAACATTTGAGTCAAGGAGTAAGCCAAAGCCTTCTTGTCGGTTGAATGCACTCCCCACCAGTAAGTTTCTCCTGCCCACTGACTTTTCGCTCACCGAGAGGGATATTTCTCTTGCCGTCTGTTCAAATTTCGACGTTGCTTGAGTCAGCTCGTTTTTAGTTGCAGCACCGCCCCCCTTTGACAATTCGTCAAATTGTGCCTTATAGCCCTTATTGTCAAATGCTACAGAACCAGTAAACTTAGCTACGTTGACTTGTACGTTTACCGTAACCCACATAAGAGTACTTCGCTCTCCAAACACGTCGATAGGGAAGGAAATCTGTCCGCTTGACTTGCTGACTTTTTCGTCTCCGCTAATAGTTTCCTGTTCTATTCTATCAATAGTAATTCTTGCCTCTCCATTGCTATTTGATATACTACCATCGACGTTTGTGTGTTTTTTTGTTGCGTAGTTGCTTGGCAGAGAGAGGTTGTCTGCGCTTATCTTCTGGTTGCCCTTATAGACAGTCACAGTCGCATATTTACCGCTTAATGTAGCAGAGTCAACAAGACCATTTTCGTTTGTATCGAAAACGAGAGTGGATGGAGAAACTTCTACCCGATAGGCATCATCGCCTGTTATCTGTACAGGTGTTGACCAAGGAAGTACAGCCTTTCCGTCTTTCAGCACAGCCTGACTCATCCATACCGTTGATGGCATAGAGACGAGATTATCGGATAGGTCGAAGCGGAATAAACCATAGTCTCCGTTAACATTACCGCTACTATCCTTACAATAAGAGACATAGAAGAAATGCTGTCCTGCCGTTGCCACGTGATAAGAATACGAATCCTCTACGCCGTTGCCTGATGTATATGCTACACCCGTCTTCCGAAGGCTGCTTGAACCTGTTATCTCCGTATCAAGTGCATGAACTTGAATGAAGTCATAGTTACCCTCGGAATAAGCCTTAATAATAACTTTAACGTCCGAATTATCTACATTCGTAGAAAATGATACTTTCATTATTGCCCATCCGTAGTTATCAGACAGCCCAGAAGGAGATTTCTTCCACGAATTACCACCTTCTGTCACGTCAGTCCAGCTTTTAGATGTAGAATCAACAGACGAACTGGCGCCATTATCAAAGCTTCCGTAGCTGATATTATCCACCTTGAGATAAGACCAACCTTTCTGAGGTGTGCGAGACCATCCGTCAGATAATTGGGACAAGTCTTCAACAGTTGGTTTTGAAGGGCGAGACGTAGCATTTTTGTACGCCATTACGACACCCTCACCACTCTGACCAAGAGAGAAGTTGGCAGAAGCAACGATATTATCACCGATATACATAACGACAGTAATAACAGACTTTCCAGTCCAAGCATCCTCATAATTCAAATAGCCGAAGTAATCATTTCCGCTATTTATCCAATCTGTCATATTATCGCTACGCTCACCATCAATATAGCATTTTACAGAAGCCGAATCACCAAAAGTCGCAATGTTTCCAGAAACGGTACTCTTACTGCCTTCCTGCTTACGGAAACTAACAGTTACAGCGGATTGACTGCTATGACCTGCGATTGTTCTCAATTCCTTCATAAGACTCACGGAATAGCTAACTGCGTCATCACCCTTCTCGCCTTTGCCTCCAGAGAGGACTTTTTTCCAGTTAGATGAACCATCGGAAGGTTCTTCTTGGACATCAACCCCTGAATTAGCAACACATACCCATACGGCATTGTTATGATTCACTTGGTCGTTCTTATGATAGGTATTGTTTTCTGCCCAGTCACCTCTATAATTGATGATATTGATAGTGCTACCGTCATCCGAAATCCACTCAAAACGCGAGGAGTTGATTTTCGTGCCTCCCTTTGGAGAGGTTTCAAATACCGACAGAGATACCTCTTTATCACTACCATTTACGCTTTTAGTGATAGTATGCTTGTACTCGGTGATATTGGCATAACAAGCAATACGGGGAGCATATTCGCCAGTCGTCTCTAAGATAATCACGTTCTGTCTGTCTGTCTTGTCATACTCACCGTGTTCATTACGATGTCTGTTACCGTCAAGCACAATAGTATCACCAGCCGAAGGAATGTCTCTCGTCTCCAAAGGTGCAGGGTTAGAGCCATTGTAACCTACGCCAAACTCATCGTCGTAGCCATCAATGTCACCACAATGCTTACCTATCACAATCCAAGCAAACGCCTGCCCATCGTACAATTCCACCTGTACTCCTTTCGTCTGCTCGTTGCCATCCTCATCAAGGTAAGTTTCCGTCTTAGTGCCGTAAATTTTTTCGTTCTGTGTAGATACACCACCATCAGGAATAGTACGCCAATAGCTCTTGTTGCTTACATCACTATATGTTCCACCAGCCACAATTTCGCCCATCGTCTGACAGCGCGCTTGGTCGCCCTCCTGCCAATCGTTCATCGTAGCAGTAGTACCATTATCGGCTAAGAGATAGCATTTCCAGCCAACACATTCTACGTCATCATCAGTTGTTTCGACCCAAGATGTCACACCGTCAGCAGATACCAATTTCTTGACAGGCACAACTCTGACAAGCTTACTTCCTGCTCCAGATAAATAGATATTGCCCCCCGAATAAGACAGCTTGCGTACCTCTAATTCGTGGAATCTCGCCTTACCCCAGATGGTAAGGTTCGTAATGAAGGCATGGTACTTGCCATTCTTCTCCTTTTCAACAGAGAAGCCTTGTTCAGCCGCATTGTCGTAATCGAGAGACTTTATTGCACGAAAAAACGCCTCGCCAAGCTCCGTAATCTTAGCGCTGTTGCCGAACCTCGCTCCCATCATCAATTCAACAAGACCCTTGGCGATAAGGCCTTTAATAAAGGTTATCTTGCCATTTGCAATGTCATCGGTAAGCTTGGAAAGGAAAAACTTGCTTCCCTCGGTAGCCACCTGCCCCTTAACCTGTGTCAATGTAATTCCGCCGCCACCTCCTGAACCGCCGTTTCCGTTCTCAAGAGATGTTATCTGCTGCTGGATTTTCTGGATAGTTCCAACCTCCTTATCTTCTCTAAGAGTAATCTCATAAGTAGGAATTTTACCATCCTGCTCTTTGATGTTGAGCTGGTCTATGGTAATTGTACCACTAATATTCAGGTCGTCATCTCTAAAATCCATCAGATCACCTGCCTTCAAAGTGTCATGCAAGCTCTTTATTGCTCCCGTTTTATCAGCCATGGCTGTGTCGTGCTGCCTTGCCATGAAAATTTCATCCACCTTTGGCTGATAGACGTATCTTGTGTAGTCGTTCTTTTCGAGAAGAGCGATTGCGTATTTAAGAAGCTTCAGAGACGCAGCCTTGACATACGAATCAGGAAGAGTGATACCAGTAAGAACGAAATGGTCACCTTTTCTGATAGGATAGTCCTTGTATGGAAACCAAAGCTCAAGAGCATCGTCTTTGATTCTCTCGATAGTGAGCCTCCATCTACCGTCAACCTTGGTTGAGGATGCTACCTTAAATGTTCGTCCGCCACACATACCATCCTTCATGGAGATTGAGAAATCATCGTCCTTCAAGTCGTTAATATCGAAATCGACAGCTTTACTGAGATAGATGTCAACGTTCTTGACATTTTCGTTATCGTTGAATCGGCCGTCATCATCAGGAACAACACCCTCATCAATCTCGTCAACACGTACGCCGCCGACAACCATTTCTTCGATTGTAGGGTAGATTTCGATGATTCCATTTGTCTTATCGTCTGTGTCAAAGAACTGTGATGCGGAACGCAGACCAATCTGATCGATGTTGATGGAATCGACGTAAGGTCTATGCGGGTCAGTAGAGAATCTATGTTGCTTCCCGGTAGGGTTCACGTACTTCTTCTCTTCATCCGTGAGCGATTCGTAGAAGTCACTCAGTGATACATGTGGAAATCCAGGCAGCATAAGCCTGTTGATTGACATATTGTTCGGAAGATTCTCTGCGTATTCCTTCATGGATGAAGGAACAGTTTTCTTATTGAGACCGGACGTGATATACATTTTCGTTTTTCCAGCCTTAACCTGCGCAATGAACGCATCAAGTTTCTCCTTTGATTCCTCATCTCCGGTATCGACCTGTGCGCCTTTCAATTCGCTGTGGAATCTGCATTTACTGGAGTCGTGCATCTGTGCCACATAACCCGTAATGATATTCTGGAAATCGAACGTTACCTGAAGAACCCAGCCGGAAGACTGTTCCTGAGATTCGCCGGAAACGACATATTTTCTCTTATTCTTAAAATACGTCTCTATATAATCGAGTTCCAATTCGAGTTCTACATACGTGCTTGCTTCGACGACTTTTGTGATATTCGCCACATACTTGACACCGAGGTCCGCATAATAGTGAGAAGGAAGGTTCTTCTCTGAGCCATAAGCCCTGAGTCTCGTGATAACCTTCTGATCTGAATCTGCGTTCTGCTCAATCTCGTAAAGTCCGTTGCCACGGCCGTACTCAAACATGTGTTCTGTCGTAACACCGGCTGTACCAACATAGACATTTCTTCCTCTTACAATGAAGTTGACATTCCACTTACTCTTAACAAGAGAAAGAGCTTCCCAACACGTCATTGTGTCAGCCGTTATAGACATCGAATCAATAACATTATTATTCGTTCCTTCTCCATAAGCCTCATCCCATTCCTCGGCAGCACACCCTCTCTGCTCGGATCTGTCCTTGTTACGAGAGAAAATTTTCCATTTTCCAGCTCCAATCTGCTCATTAAGGTTTGCCTGTATTCTGTCAAGCAAATCGTCAAGAGTTTCTACATAGAACTGGAATTTTGGAAGGGCAGTATAGTGGAGTTCGTTGTCGTTTAAAACTACATCGAGAAATTCCGCATCAGAAAGTTCATTCTGGAGAGAATTGAATTTCACGCTGTCATAGACAAATCCGTCCCCGTAAGTATTAAATCTTGCTTTCTTATCTTGCCCTGGTTCGTAATTAAGAACGAACTTTTCATTCCTGTAAATGATATAGTCTCCCATCATAAAAACAATAGGAGTTTCATGCCTGAACGTAACTGTAAGATAACATTCACCCATCCACGCATCCGAATATTCGAGACTTCGGATATCTATATTGTTTCCGTTGACATCCTTAAGTATAGTACCGTCTTTGTGATATATTTTCCAAACACCCATAATCGCTATATTAAATTTGTAACATTACCCGACGCATCTCTGAACGGATTGATTTCCGTGACAGGATCATTAACCTTGAACTTAATCGAAAGAACAAGCAAATCCTCACTGCCAGGTTCTCTGTATAGAGTAGGAGATACACTCTTTAGCCTTACATGCTGCCTTCCGATTTTATTGAACTCACAGTACATTTTCATCATTCCCGACTTTCTGAGGTAGTCTAAGAAAGCCTTGCACTTATCTGTTGCACCAAAAGCGTCTCCCTTGAACAGAAACTTTATATCAGTTTCGTACGACGCCATATAGAGACCTTCTGGTCCGATATACTCATCGTCCCCATGTTCGTCATTCCACTCTCTTTTTGAAGGTTCTTTGACGGAATCACATGGTTTAAACGGGTTCTCACTAACATACATACCAAAGGCGGCGATGGAATCCTTTACTTCATTTCCATCGCCCTCCTTCTGCATGTATATCCTGAAATAATCTTTCATACCTTAAATCAGCTTTTTATAATTGCAAATATACGGAAAATAGAATAAATATGCAAGAAATATTCAGTTAAAAACGCATAAATATACAAAAGAGGGTGCAGATATAGATCCGCGCCCCCCGATTATTACTTCATCTTCAATGATTTTGTTCCGTTAAGAACTCTATTGAAGTTGTCGTTATACTCAACGAATATACTTTCAATCCTCTCGGCTGCATCCGCATTGCGTAATGTGTTCTGGGCAATCGCATTAAGCTGCGTCAGCTGGGACTTCGCGATCTCGCTCATCTCCGGATAATACTTAGCTTGTTCTGCGCGGATAACAGAACAATCCAACCTAATACCATTAAGATACGACAGACCAAGGCCTGCCTCTTCTTCTGTTATTCCCTTTACAGAGTTCCTTGATGACGAACTGCTGTTGTCGGACCAACCATAGGTCTTCTTCAAGAAGTCTCGTGTCGCCTCTATCTGCTTAGAAAGGTCTTCCGTACTGTTTTTAACATCAGCGTATTCTGCGCCAGTGTACTCGGAGATTACATTTCCGTTCGAATCCTTTATATTCTCTGTGCCGCCATTCGGATCTCCATACTTCTTGGTCTTCTCAAGGAGCGCGTTTATCTTGTCCTTATAAAGATTCTCAATCATGGAGTTCAAGATGGTGTTCTTTAATTTTCCTTCAAAGCCATCCAACAAGTCTTCATATCCATTAGCCATAGTTGACATAGCATCGCCCCAAGAAGACACCAGGTCGGAGAACTTGTTGCCAGTAAGTTTCTCGGTAATAGCCTCTATTATATCGTCAGCCTTCTCGCCATACTGAATGAGCTTTTCCAGATAATCCCTAAAGTCTGAGTCCATGTTAGCCCAAAGGCCAGTATAATTCTTCTTGATTTCGGAAAGGGTATCGGCATTCATGTTGAGCATGTCTTCCATACCATTGAACCGAACGCCGTACTTTGAAGAAATTTCACCGGCAACATCTCGCCAATTCTGACCATTATAATTGTACGAACCCTTCCACATTCGATACCAGATGGAGTGGGAGCCGGCTGACGAACCAGAGTTGAGTCTCTTCTGGGCTATAACCTTAGTCTGCTCAATCTCAGCTTTGAGCATTTCCTGAGCTTCCTTGGATGCCTCTGTAGCCTCAGTACCCCAATGGATATTCATGTACTCAGTCTTCTTGGAGATGAGAGAATCCCAAATAGAGGACAGGTTGTCGTACTCAGCCTTCGCCTTGTTGTAGCTACTGTAGTCTGCGCCGAATGCCTTGATGAGCGAACTTCCCACGCTCAGGGCTGCTGCCGCTGCCGCTCCGTAAGGACCTGCCGCTCCGAGACCCAGAGCGCTTAAACCGCCAGATACATTGGCAGCTGCGCTAAATGCGTTGGAAGCACCTCCTGCAATCTGACCGAGGATAGAATCCTGCTCACCAAGAGCCTCAAACAGGTTGATGACTGGACCCATGATGTTTGACAAAGCCTGCATCTTTCCCGATAGAGAAGTAATAGCCTTTGAGGAATCATTGTATGCTCCCTTCTTGCTATCCTCTAAGTCTGCATTGCTATACCATTTACCCGCTACCAGTCCGGTCTTCTTCGCCTGAGCATCTGAGATATTGATTCCGGAAGCACCAACCTTCCTGTTACTCTTAAGTATCTCTCCGATTGCATTTCCTCTACGAACGCCTCCAAATATAGACGGGAGTGGATTTCTGTCAATCTGTTCATTTCTCAGCTTATCCAATGCGTCACGCAACTGCTTAACAACTTCGACCGAAAGTCCTGTAGTCCGAGAAAACTCATCGATATTGTTAATCATCGTGTTGATGGTGGCAGAAGATACCCTGTCAAGGTCATCAAAGATAGTAACCCAATCAGATTCCTGCTTGAACTGCTCAAACTGGAGCTTTGCCACATTCTCGTTGTGAGTTTTTGTGGCACCTGCCTGGGCTCTCTCTCTCATCTGTGGGTCTTTGATTCCCTTGATGAGTTCGAACTGCCTCTCGTATTTGCGGTTTTCATCCTCAATCTGCTGTGCGATGGTTGCATTCTTTTCAATCAGACTAGCCATCAAATCGATGGTCTCCTTCTTGATCTTGTTGTTCTCATCTTCCAGCTTCTTGCGAATATCATAAACACGAGACTCAGAACCGTACCTATCCTTGACATTTTCAAGACTCATTCCCTTAACCTCGTCCGTAGTCAAGTTAAGGCCTGACTGAATATTGTCGTGCTTTACGGCAACATCGAGCTGCTCTTCCATGAATCTCTTATATGTGCCAAACTGAACAGTTCCTCCGAAAGCTATGTTTTCTGAACCCTTCTTGTTTCCTGTCAGCTCGTATATCTTTCTGTATGTCTCATACTGCTCAGATATAACATCAAGTTGCTTATTGAGTATATTCAGTTCGTCTCTACGCTGGTCTTCGAGAAGTTTTCGGTTTTCAGTTTGAATGCCCGCCTTCTCGTTTGCAGCATAGTCCAATCTATCCTTTGTTGACGCAGGGAGAGTCCGCAAGAGTTCCTTGATGGAAGTCTCATAGTTGGTGTAGTCAGAGATAGGGAACCTCTTCTTGTCACCAAAGATAGCCTTAAACTCTCCGTCGTTTGCAAGTTGGCCAAGAGCACCCTTTCCGTAGAGTTCCTTGAACTTCTTGATTTCGGCATACATCTTCTTGTATAATTCGATGCGCTTCTTTAAATCTTCGAGGGCCTTATCCGTCTGTATACCTGAACTTCTGTTTTTCCCTTTCGGAACCTTATTGGACTTCTTTCCGCTTCCGTCATAGTCGTAATAAAGCAAATCTTTTGCGGCCTGCTTTACCGTCTGCCAAGCCGTATAGAGCTCGTCGGTTTTTTTTGCTTTAGAAGCCTTAGCAGAAAGATACTCGTTCTTGGCTTTATCAATATCAGACTGCGCTGAATTTCTAGCGGAATACCAGCTATCCTCTTTGCCCCACTTTTCTGCAAACGCTTTGTACTTTCCTGATGTCTCGCTCATAATGAGACCGCTATATCTGCTTGGTATTCTTTTCACAAGCTCACTCTGCAAGTTATTCAGCTTTTCGCCACCGTCAAGAACGAGTCTGATAACAGCCTGGAAGTTTGATGCAGCAAGCATATTCTGAAGAGTACGTTCCAGTTCCGGATATTGTCTGATGAGACCGTTCTTGGCATCATTCATCAGCTCTTTCACCTTCGCCTTCTCCGCATCGTTAAGTGGAATACTTGCCTTTATCTTCTCGCCAATCATCGGGAAAGACTTATCAATCAAAGCAATCATACTATTAGATACCTCTGCCTGTAGCCATGCACTCTTGTCCCCACACCCGAATGCCTGTAAGATAGATGTTCTGATAATATCAGCCTTATCCTCTGGAATACCCATTGAGGAGAATATACCACTCATAGCCTGCATCGCGGCCTCACGCATTTTTTCATCTTTCCCGATATCGCCGAACCGCTTTGCAAGCTCCTTCTTTAGTGATTCTATATAGTTGTCGTATGCAGTTTCATTAGCATACAACTCCTTATCTCCCGTGGAAGCGTCAGAGGCCATAGCTGCTACACGCATCTCTTCTCTCTTCTTGAAGGCATCAATAACATCTTCCGTTGCATCACTCAAATCCGAATAATAACCTCTGTTGCTGAGCTTTGTGCTCGCAATATCATTGGCTTCTTTTAGCAGCTTAATCTCTTGCTCAAGATACTTAAGGCGATCAGCGTGACTTTTCTTTTCTTCTGCCGTCATCAGCATATTCTTGTAACTATAAGGGGCAAGTTCTTTCAGCTTTTCCTTGTAGCTATCAATCATATTGTCAATCTCCTTTGTGTCGCCACCGGATATTGCAATGTTCACGTTGTTATCACGGAGGAAATCTCTTATCTGCTTGTTTTTATCGGCAATCTCGTCCTGAGTCTGCTTTATCTTTTGACTGAGCTCCTGATATTCACTGATAGCGTATGTAATGCCAAAAGTAACAGCAGTAATGATAAGCCCAGGTAAACCTCCTATAGCTGACCAGATTCCAGCAGCAAGAGTCTTAGCTCCTGTACCTATAACTCTAAATGCAGCCAAAGCCGATGCCTGGAATCCTGTCCACACATTCTTTACAGAAGACAAAGTGGTAGTAAGAGACATAGAGCGCATTGTCGCCAATGTGCGCAGCATTTCCATCCTTATAGTCTTCTCGCCGGTCTGTCTCAGAACAATACCTCTATATATGTTATATTGCTCGGCGGTGATTTTGCCAGATAATCGCAACTGATTGAGCTTCTCTGTAGTCAATGCTCTTGCGTTAGCCAGTGCCCTCAGATCTGCTCCTGTAATCTGATTCTTCGTTGCGAGAATCCTTTGCTCTATCTGTGTTAGAGCCTGGCCCTGCAACACCTTATTCTGAATATTAGATGCGAGATTTGCTTTATTCGAAAGAAATCCGGAGGCCGTATTGCCAGCCGCCATCTTCTTGAATGCGTAGCCGGCGAATATTGCACCCATAGGCATCGCAAGAGTGTGCAGGGATTGAACCAGAGCTGTTGCTCCATCAATGGCGGTCTTGAAGAATTTACCAACGAGTGCATCTCCACTCGCAAACTCGGCAAGCATGATTTCCCAGGCATCCTTCAGTTTATTGTAGCGTCCGAGCAAAGTCTCACTCAGAACCTGCTGCATATTGTAGAACTGACCACCAGCATCAGTCATCTGCCAGAAGATAGACTTTACGTCATCGAAACTTACTTCTCGGTTTGAAATTCGAGTCTTAATCTCTGATGTAGAGACATTTCGTCCCTCCTGCTTAGAGTAAAACTCTGAAAGTTTATTAAGCAGAGGAATACCAGCATAGGCAATCTGGCGAAGCTCCTTGCCATCTAGCCAACCACGAGCCTGAACCTGACCGAACGCCAAAGCAATACGATCGAAGCTGACACCAAGACCGGAAGACATATCAGCAAGCCTCTTGGTTGTATCGTAAAGCTGGTCGTATTCTACGCCATACGCAGCCAACTGCTTAACATCTCGGTTCAATTCAGAGAATGTAAATGGCGAATTAAGAGCGAGTTCCTTAATCTGATTGAACATTGTATTCGCATTCTGCATATCGCCAAGAATTGACTGGAGAGCAATATGCTGCTTCTCCATCTCACCACCAGTAGTGATGATGCTCATAGCGAACTGCTGTGCGCCGAACACAAGACCTCCCTGCAAGAAAAGTGACTTCAAATCCTGCACGGTTGAATTCAGCTTTCCTGCATGACTGTTGGCTCTCTCGAAGCCGCGGACCAAATCAGACTGAACCTTTGCAGCCGTCTGAGCAATCTCCTGCTGACGCTTCTGCTCCAGCTCAATGCCTCTTTGAACCTCTCTGTTTACTGCTTTTTGATCTTGAAGAACCCTAGAAGCTAATGTGGTATCGTGGCCACTACCAATATTGCCAAGCAAACCGAGGCTATCCTTCCAGTTTTCAGAATTAAGTCTTCCCTTAATATTTATAAGGGCTCTCATTAAAGAAAGGAGTCTGCTAATCTCGGCTTCTGCCTTGCTTACATCTGCACCGATAGAGATGCCCCTGCTGTATTCTGAACGAAGCTGACGGACTTTATTGCCGAGAGAATCGTATCGGCGTTCGGTGTTCTTCAACTCGTTCTGACGCTGCTTCTCATTTGCTTTTGCCTCGCGTGTTGCGTCTGCCTCGTCTTTCTTTCGCTTTTTCTCAGCATCTTGTTCTGTCTTGTATCTTTCTAAGATAGCATTCTTTACAACTTTAGCATAAGTCTTTGCTTCATCTATAGCATTGAGATATCCGGCACTCTTTACGACATCAGATGCTGTGAGTCCGGTAATAGGATGAATGCCTCCGCTATTTCTAATCTGTTCTAATTCAGTCCTGTATTTAGACAACTCTGCCAACGATTGTCGTATGTTATTCGTTGAATCAACACCAAGTATCTGTATTCCTTCTCCATGTCGTTTATTAATCTCGGTGATAAAAGAAGACAACTTATAAAGCTCCCTTTCTGCCTTGTTAGCCTCAGTTGCAACACTGTTAGGAAATATTCTGAAACCAGCACCTTCTTTAGATACCTCTCCGAGTATGCGGCCTATTTTGTATAACCCACTCTCTACAGACTCCAACTGTTGAACTTTTTTCGGACTAAAGAAATCTTCGCTTGAAAATATACTAATGTTACGACGTAATTCTTTAACAAAGTCATTTAACTTTTTAAAGCCTTGACCTCCCTTATCTCCAATACCCTTCGTTGCTTCGGATATTGCTTCCAAAGCATTCTGTGCCTGCTTACCAGTAGCATCAATCTTGTTTAATTCTCTGGTAATCTTTTTGGTTTCCTCTTCAATTCTCGATTTAAGAGTGAGCGAGAAACTGAGGTCTCCCATATTTCCACCTGCCATATCCTGAATATTTTTAAAATTAGAGTTTATTGTTTAAGTAATCAGCAAGACTTATCTTCTTGCCAACAAGACTTCCTTCTTTCTTCTTTTTCTCCATCCACCTGTCGTAGAGGTCATCCATCTCCTTCTTGGTATGCTTCTTCGGACCGCCTTCCTTTTTGGTCTTTGGATAGACGACAAGAGGCTGGTCTGCAACCATGAGGTCAATCTGTGCCGATGAATAACCCCACCAGTAGTCGTAGGCTGCAATGAAGTACTTGCGCTGAAAGAGGAAACCGAACTTCTCAGCTAGTGAGAAGGCTGCTCCCCAGCTGGTTCTGCTTGGATAGCTTTTGCTTCGCTCCTCGTCATCGTCATCATCACGTCCGTCATCCCGGTCGCTAATATGGTAGCCAGCGAGAATGCGTTCGATGGAATTTTTTTTTTAGAAACATCGAGGACCCTCAGAACCTCGGCCACATCCACATCCTTGATGTAGTAGAGCCAGCGCCAGTAGATCCAATACAGGAATCGTATCTTCCAGATGTTGTTGAGGAGGATGCAGACGCAAATCTTGACGTTGCGCTTCCATTCGTTCTTCTCCTTTGCCCTGATGTGGGAACACCTGCTCATGGTTCCCTTGCGAAGCCAGCCGAGCTTGTGCTTCTTTCCTCTGAACACGAACTCGGTAGGCTCGTCGTGCAGTACGCTGTCGAGTAACTCCTGTAAGTCCACCGAAGGCTGCTCTATTTTCTTTTCTTCTGCCATGATTGTATGCTATTAAATGAAGAAGGGCGGCACGGCTGTTGATTAGCCTGCCGCCCAACGGTTTGTTATCCTGAATCTAATTACCTAAAGAAGCCTTTACTTGATTAACCGCCAATGCCTGGTTCACCAGCACCTGGAGCCTTAGTAAGCCAAGCGATGCTACGCTTACCTGCACCCTCGATAGAACCTGAGAACTTAAACGCAACAGGCTCAGTACCAGAGTTATCCCACTGCAATGTAGCGTAGAGAGCGATGTTGGTGATAACCATGAGGTTCTCCTTCTCGTCGTCAACGATAACGATAGTACCCTTGATCTTGAACTTCTTAGGCTCAACAGCGATACCTGTAAAGCCGGTAGTAGCGTCGAGAGTAGCGTCACCTGTACCCTTCAGAGTAACCTTGGTCAGCTCTGTGATAGCATCCTCACCGAACATAATTGTCAGCAAGTCCTTTGCCTTAGAAGGAACAACGAACTCTACATTGAAGTCGCCGAGCTCTGCTGTAGTTGCCCAGTCGCCTGCAAGACCGATAACCTTGTAGTGGTTGATGGTTGGATCATCCATAGTCGCCTTCAGCGAGTCAACGGTAACCGGAAGCTCAACCTCTGGGGTGATATCAACTGTAGCCTTGCTCAAATCGGTAATAGCCTTTGAGTAGAGCAGAGTTTTAGGACCATTGAAAATGTCCTTCATCTTGTCAATAGTTGTCATAGCCATAATCTAAAATATTTTAAATTGTTATACCTGAATACTTATTTAGTACGTAACCTTCCCTGTATGATCGTTACGGAAAAACCTGCGCCGTCATCAGACTGAATAGCGACGTTTGGCCTGGTAACGACGATATTGTCTGTTGAAATTGGAAATCTTTCGAGGATAGCCTTGATTTTCTTATCAATTTCCGAAGGACTGAAACCATTAGGATTCGCCGAGGAGGCCTTATCTCTTACATACACCTCTATCTGTATAGTGGTAGTATAGTCGTTGTAGGAGCCATCGTAGTTCATCTCGTTGTTCCTGATTGTGTACGGAGCACTTACGACGATGTAGCTACCTATTTTGGTATCCACAGCCTTTGGACGATTCCTTGGGTACACCTTGTCGCATATACCCTTCACTGCGTTTCCTAAGTCGAAATATATCTGCTTGATATCTACCATAGCTTAGAGTTTATTAATAGTTGAAATATTGGCGTACACTACACAGGAATCAAACATATCCGGAAGAGACTCGTATGTACTGTAAACAGTCTCGAAGATGCGGTTCTCCTTATCGAATATTGCGTATTCTACAGGGCATATCGCAACGAGCGACCAGTCTTTTCCGGAAGCTTTTACCTTTCCGATACGTCCGTATATAAGGTTAGGACCCCACTGGTGTCCACCGCCTACACGGCCTACATATGCCTTTCCTCCAACAGGGTCACCCTCGTAGTAATAAGGAAGATTGTAAGCCTCTCCTTCCGCTAGGGTAACTCTCGTTGGAGCCTTCTCTCCCTTTGAGGCACGCACCATATAAACGAGCTTGCCTTTGTGATACACGGCAGCATAGAATGAGGTATAGGCATTACCGGTGATGTTGTAGAACGTCCTATTCTCTTTGAAATAGTTGACAGTTCTATGAGCAAGCTCCTGCATAATCGCAAGCATCTTGTCGTATGCCAGATTTTCAATCCTTGACTTAATCTGATGCTCGAACTGAGCTCCGAGCGACAGACGCTTTCCGCTAAAGAACTTTGCCATAACCTAAACCCTCGTTAAGCTCCAATACACAACAGTCCTGTTATTATCCGGTTCGCAGTCCTTGACCATACCTTTCTCGGTATTGTTACCAACGGTAGCATAAATAGTATCTCCATCAAGAGGACATTTTCCTGCATCCCATTCGTCATATCTGACAGGAATCGATGCCTTCCTCTTGTTCTGGTCAACGTATTTGTCTCCCTCGGTGGTAGTGTCAGTATAACTGCGACCTTCGCCTTCGTAGATTACAATCTCCTCATCATGCCCAACCGGAGCATCATCATCGGCAAACGGATCAGATGGGTCAGTCTTTCCTACTATCGTCCTCACAATCTTTATCCTGTGAGGGTATCTCGGATTTCTGATATTCTCTTTCAACATAAGCCTTTTATTTAATGATGTGCGGAAGAGGCTCTCCATAAGGAGAATAATTTGCCCTTTTTACTCCGTGCGAATTCACTCGGAAGGCAGACTTCTTTTTCAAGACCGAATCCGGCTCAAGTTTTGCGTAAATAGCATTCGCTTCAGCCTTCATCTCGTATCTGTCTTCGTCCGACAGTTCGTATCCACCTCCCGAATGAGTCCATCCGTTATCAGAATCAGAGGTATTGTTCACCTTGCTCGGTCCGACAATAAACCATTTCAGAATATCAGCATAAGCAAGTTCGAGAGTATTATTCTCGTTATCACAGATAAGAGAATCCCTATCAATACCTCGTTTGTACATAATACCCAAAATAGTCTGCTCCGGAACCTCGAACTTAACCCTGCTTGCAAGGTAGTCGAAAGCCGTGAAACCTTTATTCTCTGAATCCATAGTCATACAGTATAGTTACGTTAATAATTAACCCTTCTTGGTAATGTCGATAATCCAACGGTAAGGAGAATCGAGCAAAGCTGGAACAGAAGCGAGGAACAAGTCTGTTTTGAACTCCTGGTATAGACCGTTTGCGGTAATCATGTTACGCAGCAAGCCAAGCTTGTTGTTGGTCTGCGCCCAAGCCACATCAATGAGCTTGTTGCCAAGGGTGTCAAAGATACGCTTGTCAAGGATCTCCTTACGCATGAAACGCAAAGGCTTGCCAGCAGGACGAAGAACAACTGTCCCGTCTGCCCAACCATGAATCTCTGTAACCGTACCGTCGAAGCGCTTATTGTGCTCAACCTCATCAACAATCTCGATAGAAGAAAGACCATTGAGGTCAACAACAGACTTCAGGAACATTGCGTTGTTTGGACCGTAGTTCTGCAAGACTGCCATAAAGTTAGCGTTCGCCCAGCTCTTGTACAACTCGGCAATCTGCTTGTTCTTCAAGAACACGTTATTGTAGTCGTTCTTGGTCATCTGCCATACGAGAGGTATGCTGCGGTACTCAATATGGCTGTTGCGCCAATCCTCCTCAAATTTACGCATCTGCTCAAGCAAGTCGCAATTTGCATCGTTCCACGCAAGCGTACCCGCCTTTTTGAAGTTCTCCTTTGGAACCTTTGCGTCATACAGAGGCTCCTGGATACCACGACCAATCTTGTCGTAGTCGATGAAACCGGTCGAACTCAACTGGGCTGACATGTAGGTCATAGTCATGCCGAGTGAGTCGTACAATACCTGTACCTTGTCGAGATAAGCATCAACCAGGTCAGCGTCGTTGCCGAACTCATCCTGTAGAAGCTTCATCTTGTGGTAACGCTCTGTCGCAGTCTCACGGAAGCCGTCAGCAGCGAAGTCTGGGATAGAAGCGGTGTACCACTCAATACCCTCGTGGTCGTTCTGATAGCCCTCGCCGAGAGGAGCACGGAGGTTCATCAAGGTTGCAGGGTTCAATGTACGTGTGCGAACCTTGAAGGTTGCATCACCATTGCTAGATGTAGGGGTGAGATCTGGATCAATGTCACCCTGTGTCAGATACCAGCCGTGGTTACAGCGTAATACGCCGTCACGATTGATGAACTTCTGAAGGTAAGTGTTGTTGCCCTTACCAGTGAAGAACTTCGCAAGCTGTTCGACACCAATATCAATTTTTGCCATAATCCTGAATCAATCTTTTTACGTTAGACAATAGGTTAAATGTGCCAGAACTCTGGGTAGAGTGACTTGTTCATCGCCTTAACAGCAGGAGGAACAGGACCCATACGGTCAAGCCACATAACGCAGTCTGGATTCAACATACAGAAGTTGTTGTTGTTGCGAGGCTGATGATACTTGTCTCCGCCGGCATTGAAATAAGGGAAATCGTTGTCGTTCGGAGCGAAGCAGTTAGGGTTAGTTACCATAGGCAATACGGATTCGCCTGCACTTGCAGCCTCAACCAATACGTCACCGACCTTCAATGCGCCGAGAGTAGCGGAAAGAGTAACCTTCCAAACATCACCTGCTGTTTCGTCAGTCGTAGCCTCGACGGCAGAAACAGTCACACCCTTTGCCTTAGTCTTGAAGTCCTTCTGGCCGACCATGATGGTATCGCCAGGGAACGGAATGTGAACGAAGCCGTTACGAACAATATAGATGTCTGTGTCTGTAGCCGTAGCAGTAGCCTTTGCCACGCCGTAAGCCTTCAGAATCTTGAATGTTGCGCCAGGGCCGTCGTTGCCAGCTGTAAAACCAAGGTCGTGCTCGATCAAGTCACCGGCATAAATCTTAGCCTGACCCTTGAATGGGTTGACAAGCTTACCACCAATAGGCGGGTGAACGAAGGCATTCTTGATGAGTGCCTCAAGGCCGGCGAACACGTATCTGGTTCCACCGACCTTACCTTCTGTCTGAATGATGGTCGCACCGTGGTTCAGCATACCACGAGTACCCATCTGTTCCATGTAGGAAATAGAAGTGTTGTCCATAATCTTTTTACCTTTTTAAAATTGTTATCCTGAAATTACTTCTTGTCTTCACCGCCGCCGTATCTCTTCTTGCGACGCTCGGCAATCTCATCCATGAACTTGTCGTCGTCAGTAGAGCTTCCGCCACCAGATGATCGCTGTCCCTTTGCAGGAATACCGTTTTCACCAGTAGCTTCCTTGTACTCTGCGGTGTAGATTTTTTCAGCCTTAGAAACCAGGTCGTCGATGTCGGCATCTTCGTCCGGAATCTCCAGCTTTGCGATTGCAGCATTGAGGAAGTAGTTCTTTATTTCAAGGTTTGCCTTGTCGAACTTATCCTTCAAACCTGCCTTTACGGACTCGATGGTTGCCTTCCTTGCAGCCTTCTTGTCTCTTTCTGTGTTAGCCTTTTCGAGAGCTTCGAGTTTCTCAAGCAGCTTGGAATATTTGTCATCAGGATCGTCATCCTTGCCAGCCTCCTTACGCTTGCGCTCCTCTTCCTCTTCCTTCTTCTTGCGTTCAGCTTCCTCCTTGCTCTTCTTTACCTCGTCAGAGATATTCTTGTGCAAGTTGCCGTTGATGCGCTTCAGACGGTTTGCTAACTTGGTAACCAACTTGGAATTTGCTTCCTCGTCATCACCGAAATCTTCCAAAACATCATCAAGTTCCTCATTGATGGTCTTTTGGCTAAGTTCTTTGAACTTGGTAGTGTCAACCTCCTTGTTCACTAATGCTAAGAGTTCCTCTCTTGTCATATCGGTTTTTGTTAAAATTGTTACCTTTAAAATGTTTCCTCCATCTTAAAAGTGTATAAATATATATTTCGTAACACAAAAATACGTATATTTATGCAATTTTCCAAATATTTTTTCATATTTTTGCAATATAAATTGTATTTTTATGCAAAAAGATATATTTTCAGGATTAAAATTGGATAACGGAGAGCCTATTTACACCCAAGAGTATATCCAATCATTAAGAGATACCGACAAGAAGCATCCCGACAAGCTGAAGATTATAGCTCAGCGTGGCGGTCAGGAACGTATGCTGTCTATCGACGCTGACATAAAGATAGTTGGCGGCTCGCGAGGCGGTCCACTGGATGAAGACACAAGAGTACTGACTACTAAAGGATTCATTAAAATCAAGAATCTTAAATATGGTGACACCGTAATAGGACATGACGGTAAGGGGTACAGGGTATTAGGCCGAATTGATTATCCGGATAGAGATTGCTATGAAATCGAACTATCTGACGGATCAAGTGTAGTATGCTCAGACGACCACATCTGGAATGTGTCCATCGACGGAGGCAGTAGGTTTATGCCGCATCTTGCCTGCGAGATAGCCAGTTATATCAATGAAGGTTACCATATCGCTATTCCTTGCGTAAAGCCTGTGGAGTTTGATGAAAGGTTCGGCTTAGCCTCTGTCGCTGAGAGAACGGAATCTTTAAGACGTATCATCGAAACATCAGGTAGGTTTTCTGGGAAATACTGGAAGAAGACTTTCAGGACAAGGAAGAAAGCATTCGATTTCAAGTATTTAGTTGATAGCCTTGGTTCTGTTTGCTACGTAAAGAGGAAGTCAAACAAGAAATGGGAAGTCCGATTCGATTGCAGAAAGAAGGAGCTAAAAAGAAGTATTATTAGCTGCAAACCTGTAGGTAAGAGAAACTGCTGCTGTATTGCTGTTGAGAACCCGGACTCGTTATTTGTAGTCGAAGACTTTATTGTTACCCATAATTCCAAGTCCTTCTCATCTCTAATGGAAGTTCTGAAGGATATCAAAAATCCAGATTTTCATGCAACAATTCTTCGTAACGAAAAAGACGACTTGCAGTCCTTGGTGACAGACTCTTATAAATTGTTCTCTCAATTTGGAACTTACAATAAGTCACAGAACGACATGACCTGGAACTTCGACAACGGAGGATGGCTCAAATTCTCTTACTATGCTGGAGCCTATCAGGACTTCAAAACACGATTCCAGGGTCGCCAGTATGCCTACGTCTGTATCGATGAGGGTACGCAATGCCCATACAAGAAGTTCAAGTACCTCTTGACCAACAACCGAAACGCAGCGCATATCCGAAACCGCTTCTGGATCACCTGTAACCCTGACCCGGAATCTTGGGTACGAAAGTTCATAGACTGGTGGGTTGACGAGAACGGATACATCATACCGGAACGTGACGGAGTTATACGATACTGCTTCATGGACGGCGATACGCCTGACTCAATCTACTGGGGCGACACAAGAGAAGAGGTGTACGAGCAGTGTAAAGGCATCATCGATAGTCTCTGGAAGGATAGCTACGAAGAGCTTGGATACACAAAGCTCGAAATGTTCATCAAGTCGGCGACATTCATCCGTGCAGATGTATCAGAGAACATTAAGCTTATCTCCACCGACGCATCATATATCGCCAATCTTGCCCAGCAGGATGAGGAACAGCGTATGCGAGACCTGGAGGCTAACTGGAACTGGAAAGCTGCCGGCGATGACATGATCAAGATGGAAGACCTTGATGAAATCTACGACAATGCAGAACAGATAGGAGATGGAAAACGCAGGGCTTCTGCCGATATTGCTTTCACCGGCGGCGATAACTTCGTGATGTGGCTTTGGGAAGGAAACCATTGCAAAGACCTCATCGTGTCAAGAATCGACTCCAAGACACTCGTTTCTGTTGTCCAGACAAGATTGCGTGAGTGGGGTGTTGAGGAATGTAACTTCACATACGACATGCAGGGTATAGGGCAGTACTTCAAGGGATTCTTCAGAGAAGCGGTTCCATTCAACAACCAGGCGGCTCCTATTCCTGCCAATCACCAAGAAGAGGAAGGAATCAAGTACTTATACAAGGACTTAAAGTCTCAATGCGCTTGGTTATTCTACAAGATGGTGAAAGAGAAGAAAGTATCCATCGACTCGCAGCTGTTGGAACGAAAGTATTCGGGTGACGGATTTGATAAAGTTCCCCTCAGACAAATTCTCCAAAAGGAGCGAAAAATGCTCAGACGTGACGAGGACGGAGATGATAGGGGATTCAAACTTATGCCTAAAAAGAAGGCCAAGAAGTATGTCGGTCACTCGCCTGACTTCTTTGAGTCTTGGTTCTACGTAATGATATTCAGTTTAACAAAAAAGAAACATAAAAAGGTAAAAGGATTATGGAGGCTATCAAGGTAAACAATGTAAGGGAGCTGCTCGTAAGGAAGCCATTCTACGAGCTTACTCCTGCGGGGTACATGAAACACTCGACTATAAGCGATGTCGTTCCCGACTATTACGACGGAACGATGCCAGACGACACCATGTATCGCCGCATCAAGACGCAGGCAGACTTCTTGCGTGAATACTATCCATCTGCACACAGAATAATGGACGAGACGGAATACCCGGACATCTGGAAGCTGAACCCTGAGAATAACAGGTGGTACTGCCAGAAGATTCAGCGCACAGCCTTTGCGTTCCAGCAGCTCATCCACACAAAGCATTTGCTGCACTTGACCGGCAACGATGTCCAGTTCGAGCTTGCTGATGGTGATGACTACGAAGACGAGAAGAAGGTAGAGGAGAATCAGAAGACCCTCGATGTGTTCAAGAAGGGCTGGCTTATGCACGATATGGAGATTCGCTTCTTTGAAGCTGTAAGTGCATATCTGAAGGTTGCAGAATGTGCAATCGTCGGTTTCTTCGATGAAAAGAAGAAATTCTGCACACGAACGCTCTCTTATGATCGAGGAGATATCCTGTACCCTCACGTCGATTCGCTCACTGGCGATCTCCTGTGCTTTGCCAGGAAGTACTACGACTACGACGATGAGGGCAACGAGAAGACCGAATATGTCGAGGCTTGGGATAACCGGAAGTTCTACCGTTTCAAGAAGGCTGTCAAGTCAGGAAAGGTGAAAGAGGTAATGACGAAGATTGCAAGGATTTTCGGAATTGACGACTACACGCTCATTGAAGAAAAGGACCACGGTTTCCAGTTCGTTCCTGTAGCCTATGCCCGAAACGACAACGGACCTTGCTGGTTTATGGTTCAGAAGAACATCGAGGACTACGAGGAGGCATTCTCGTATCTCTGCGAGAACAATAAGGCGTACGCTTTCCCGATCCTTACGCTCACTGGCGATGGTGAGGACATCTCTATAACCGGAGACGATATGACCGGCTCTGCGAAGACCATCATGATTACCGACACTAATGGCAAGGCTGAGTTCCTGAATGGCACGGATGCCTCTGATGCCTTCGCAACACAGCTCAACAAGTCGTATGACCTCATCTACGAGCTGTCGTTCACCGTGAAGCCGCCTGAGTTGAAGTCCGGCGACCTCCCAGGTGTAGCCATCAAGCTTCTCTATTCTCCTGCGCTGGAGGTCGCTATGAACGATGCACAGGAGTTACAGCCATTCCTGGATAAGATTCTCCGTATCTGCCAGTTCGGTATCGGTACTGATGAAAACTGCGTCGCTACAATGTCTGGGCTTCCAATCAATGCGTGGATAAGTCCGTATGTGCATAGTAATAAAACAGAACAAATCACAAATATTGCCACTGCGGTTCAGAACGGATTCCTCTCTAAGCAGACGGCTTCTGAACGCTGTCCTGACTTCCCTAAGACTGCCGAGTACGAGCGTATCATGCGTGAGAAGAAGGAGGAAGACCAGCAGGACCTCCTCATGGATATGCAGCGTGCTGATAACGAAACCCAAAATGCAATCGAGGAGCAGAAAGCTACTGCGAATATTCAGAGTGGAGGTAGTGGAAACGTACGTACTGGTCGTGGAGCCGGCAGACCGAACAAAAGCGGGACAGACTGGGATGAGAACGGCAACTGGCCGGGCCGTAACAACTGGAAGACCGTAAAGGAGTAAGCCTATGGATGAATTAAAACGTTCTGTCGATTACAGCAGAAAGCGCTTGCAGGCAATCCGAAACTGCGAGGACCATATTGCTGATATCCTCTGGAAAACGACACAGAAGGTAATTACCGCAAGTAAGCGATACAGAGGTGCGGGCAGGCTCACAAACGAGTCAGCCCTGCTATCTTACGCCAAGAATGTTACTGCTGAGGCAGAGGAGAGTATCAACAGCTACATCTCTGCCTACTCCAAGGCTTCATGCAAGATTCTCGGGATTGATAGCGAAAATATAGAATCGTTTCTCGTCAGCGACATCTACGGAAAGACGACATCCGAAAGAAACGCCGTCTATCTCGGAAACTTTGCTGAAGATATTGTAAGGATGATCAAGGCAGGTACTCTTATGGGATATTCAGACCAGCAGCTCCTGTCTTCCATCCGCACAGGCTATAAAGACCCATATCACACATCAGTCATCACCAAGGCGAAGAGAAAGGACATCAACATCGATGTTCCTTCTTACGGAAAGGGCTATTACAAGAACGCCTATCAGAACATCGTAAGAAACGCCTCTCAGGTGATTGCTTTAGCGTGGGGACAGGCGGAACAGGAGTATGGGCAGGAGAACAAGGCTATCGGGTTTTACGTCAAGAGAGGAAGTAGTTATCCGTGCGAAATCTGCCAAAACGAAGCCGATGCAGGTCTTCATTCTTTCAAAGACCCATATCCTCCATTCCACGTTTCGTGTTGTTGCTACACTTTATTTGCATTCAAGGATAATAAAAAGAAATAAGACTATGATTGAAGAAACAAAAGGATACACATTATCCGTCGATACATACAAGAAGGCGAAGGCTCTTAAAATGAAAGACCCTCGCTATTACATCTACGCAAGCCTACGCGGTTCAGGAATGTCTATGCGTGACAGTTGGGCTATTGCCTTTCAAGGCTATGGATTCAACTGGCCAAAAGGAGAGCTTGAACGAGAAATGAACATACTCGAATCGCAGGAGTCTGTTCAGACAAGAATCGCAGAGGTGCAGGGTAAGAAAGCGAAGAACGAGAATAGTGATGAACTTACCCAGGAGGAATTGGCTAAGGCCACTTCCAAGGGACAAATTCTTAAAGACCTGGTATTGGCTCAGCGAAAAGCCAAGTATGGGTCACCTGAGTGGCTCAAGATAGTTGCGTCCATCGCCGACTATAACAAGATTAAGCAGGACGAGATAGATACAGAAAATAACACAGTGTTGTTCTACTTGCCTGTAGCTTATCCCAGAACGTGCTCCGACTGCCTTCTTTTTAAAAACGGTCAGGCAGACTTCCAAAAGAAGAAGAAATAGTTAAATTCGTGTTAAAGTATTTTTCTTTTACTTTAATCTCGACAAAAGCAAGTACCTTTGCAAGCGATTATGTATTTCTCGGATTCTTATCTGTGAATCATAATTCTAAAATTGGTTTAAAGGGATGGTATCTTTACGGACGCCATCCCTCATTTTTTTATGTTCCAAAAACTCCGACAGGATATTCATCTCCAGTGATGTACTCAAGCGCAATTCTGACCTGATCATCAAGAATAGAATCGTTAAATGTAGGAAGAGTAGCGTATGGTGGCAGTTTCTTTGTCTCTGCGGCCTCCAAAATAAACCGGAGTGCCTGTACTAAAGAAGCGTGGTCCTGAACGATCTCAAGCAATTTATCACTCATTCTGACCTCCTTCCTTCTTAATTTGTTCTGCCATGCCAAGGAGAGTCTCGGCGTGCTTGTCGCGATCAATAACCTCCTGTACGGCCTCATCACTCTCCTTGCGAATCTGCTCTTCTGTCTTACCCTTGTCGGCAGCAGCGTTTCTTCTCGCAGCCTCACGAGCAATGTATTCGTCACGGAGCTTCAACTTACCTGCTGTGTATTCCGCATCGCCAGGCAACGATGTATCCGCATACATAAGCTGGGCAAATGCCTCGATGATGTTTTCTTCAGTCTTGGAGAACTCATAGTGATCTCCTACGAAAGCATAAACACATTCATCGAGTGCAGCGTACATGGATGTGCCGACAGAGAATTCAACTCCCCACGTACCAGCGATGTCAGAAATCTTAATGAAAGGCAGCGAGCCTCTCTGTAAATGCTTCTTGATCTCAGCAGGGATATCCTCTCTGAGTGAAGCAACTTCTTTCTTAGACAAGCTCTTACTGAACTTCAGCACGGTGAAGTGTCTTGTCTTGATTGTCTTTCCAAATGGTAATGCCATGATAACAATATTTTAAAGTTCAACTTTTATTTCCTTATACTCGAAATCTGTGCAAGCATCATCATCTTCAGAAACGTCTCTCCCGAAGCGTCCTTCTTTACACTCCCACCACCTGTTGTCAAAGAAGAAGCAGTCCTTGCAAGTGTAATCAGTCTGTTCCATGTTCCAATAATTTTATTTCGTCCTGGATATAAAACACCGCCTTACGCAAGTCCTCGATGCGTTTCTCGGTCTTTGTTTTGTTGCCATCCACCTTATCCTTGCGCAAGAGATACTTGATAGCGTTCCCTATATTGAAGTCAAGGCACCTGCAAATATCCAAAGGCTCAACACCACACAAATCCTTCAACCATGCGTAATGAGAAGGATTATAAACTTGCTCCGTCTTTTCGTTTTCAGACCATTCTTTAGCTGCTGTTAATATATCGTACTTTTTACCAAACTTCATTATGCTTTCTGTAGAAAAATAAGCAGTAAGCCTATAGTCGGTTTTAACGGATGAGCAGAACCACGTAAGGCCGTCATTTCTATCTATAGTGAATAGAATAGGGCTATTATCGTGAACACATATTGGGTCAAAGTTACATTTTAAGTAATCATTACGCGTGATACAAAATCTCAGCCCAACCTTAATATCTTCTTTCTTAATCATAAGCTATTAATTTTTAAATCATAAACACTCTTGCCATCTTTTATAAGCATCTTCCTCATTCAAAGCCATTGCATCATCAAATGATATTGTTTTATCAAGAGAAAAGAGGTTTACATTATAACGACCTTGTATCTCCAAATCTCTATTCAAGTAATGCTCGTAGCCTATCTTTGCAGCCTCCACCGCATTATCAGCTTGAAAGAAAAATGAATCATACTCCTCGTAGTAAGAAGAAGTATTATAAACACAGCACATAACACCCCTTGAACATAATTCTTTGGTTTTCTTTGATGTGCCAATTTCGTTTACCTCAATACGAGTAATGGTATCTACCTTATCGGTATTTCTCCATCTGTCCTTCTCAACCTTATAACAATAATTTCTCATAATCTACTCCTCCTTATCTTTAATTTCAACGAAATCTCCAATGCCCAAACGAGCCTTGTTGATGCAAGACGCAATCCAGCCAATCAAGTAGGCAGAAGGCTCTCCTCCATGCTTCATATCAATAGCATCCTCGATGGCATCGCAGGCGTGAGAAGCCTCATGGCAGCAATAATCCATCGACATATCCTTGGAGCACTGAAACGAGACAAGGACACCACATTTTCTGTCGCTCTTCCTGACAGCATCGGCATACGTAACGCCGCCGTAATCACTATCTGGAGCCCTGCACTTGTCAAAGCAGGAGTCTATTACTTCGTTTAGATCCTTCCCTATATGGACCCACAGCTTCCTTGGATAAATACCGTTGTTGTATTCGTAATATCCTTTTCTCTTCATATTCTCAACTATTTCTGTTTTGACACAATCTCGATAGCAGACAATAATGTCTTTTCGCTGATACCTTTTCCACGACCAACATCATCTTTCTCTATTCTTTCAAGAGATTTCTCAATAGAGCAAAAATCATCATGAGAATCATTTATAAAGCAATTAAGTTCATCACTTACACTACTGATACAATCGTTGGCTTTTTCAACAATAGCATCAAGACGATCGAAACGCTTGTCTATATAATCCTTCAACCTTTCTTCGTGCTCTATAATAGTTGCTGAGTTTGAGATTTTCCCGTGCCCCCAGTAATTATCTACGCATGCGTAATAATCACCTTTCTCATCGCTGTGTTTTTTGCCAGATACGACTCTTAACGCAACGAAAATTTCTCCATCCATTACCGCATACAGTCCTTCTCCAAATGGATATAGTTCGGCTTTTTCTGCATCCTCCCTAGTTTCGTTTTCTTTGTATGCGACCTTTCCTAAAACGCTAACTCTAATTTCCATATCTCAACTATTTATTATGTAATCTACCAATATGCCACTTTGAACAAACCTTGCATAAGTAAGGATGCCAACCAAGTGCCTTTAACTTCGGATTTTGATTCAGAAACTCCCAAGCATCATCCTCAGTCTCGTATGCAACCTTCGCCTTCCAGGAATGAACCTTCTTAGTCCAATGCTCAGGGTCCGGCTTAAACGGAGGTACTTTATTAGGATTGTGATGATTCTTCCTCATAGCTCAATGATATTAATGCAACTATCATCAACTGTGACATAGCAATCAAGTGTCTCGCGTCTGTAGCCACCGAAATCAATAAGTATCTCAGAATCTTCGCTTGCGCAAATGAACTCTTTGTTGGCAAGCAATTCATCCTTCGTAATGGTTTTCTTAACCTCACTAAAATAAATTCTTCCAACCATAGGTGCATTGATAATGCCACCGACTTTTACAACATCATCATCTGATGTTATATATATGATAGGCAAATCACCTTTTGCATTCTCAAAGAACACGTTATTCAAAAGCTCTGATTTAGTCATAATCTGTTATTTTTTAGTTGATGATGGTTTGCGACCACGTTTCTTTGTCGTATCGCGCTTGCTAGCAGTGTAATCCAATGACGATTTCTTCGGTCTTCCTGGCTTTCGCTTTACAGGAACGGCTTCTTTATTCGGCAACTGCAACGTCTCGCATTCCTCATCTTCGCCAAATTCGTTCTCAAACTCTCTTCCTTCACGCTTCTCTGAATCGGCATCATAGGCACGCTTCCACTTGCGCTTGGCAACTTTCAACTGCTCTTTCTTGAATGCCTCTGATTCCTCATGAAGCTTATCATAGTCTATCTCAGGTGCATCAAACTCACCTTCAACACTGCATTCTGGAGTTTTCTCAACGTCCTTTGATTCCATTTCCTTATGAATGCGGTCTTCCTCTGAAATGTATGGCTCATCGTCAACTTTCTGCTTATGACTAGCATTATACTCGTCTATGAACTCTTTAATTTCTTTCTTGGAGCATCCATCTTTCTTCATTTCTGCCAACTCAAACTCGAACTTCTGACGTTCAATGTCCTCAATTCTCGTTCCGTCCAAATCGCTTCCTTCATTGAGTACGTTGATTTTCTTGTTTTCCTCATCAGCTCTCATCTGTTTGGCAATGGCAATCTCCAATAACGCGTGATTAACGTCCGATTCCGTCATTTCATCGACCTCATAAGCCCTAGGGTCTTCACCAAGCTCGTTTTTCAGAAAGTTCTTCTTTGCTTCGATGCATCCACTCGGCAAAAACTGAGCCTCGTCAAGATACATATAAGGATGAATGCTCTTGATAGACATGATAGGACTCGGCGTACCGAAGTCTTGCAAAAGCTTCATGTATTTGTCCGCATTCTGCTGATAAATGCAGTAGCATTCCTCCAAATTGCGCTTCTGAACAAGCACAACAGCCATTATCCAGAATGGGTCTTTACCATCCGTGTAGCGTTTCGGCAATCCCTTCGTCTGCAACGATGCCGATTCCAACGCCCTGTCAAGTGATTCTTCCTTTATTCGCATACATTCTCAACTGTTTAAAACCATCCACCGACCGTAGAAGGAACTCGAACCTTCTGTTTGCCCAGACTTGTATCTAAAAGACACGTCCTACCGCCTTGCGGATGCTGTCGTTTCTATTTTCCGCCATTCTTCAACCAATCTTCAATCGTGGTACTGTCACCATCAAACGACTGACCGAAGACGTTTACCAACTTGACAGAACAGAGCAGATACGGAATGTTCTTGATGTTGTCCGTTGATGGCTCTGTAGCATCCTGTACCAAGAACAACGCTTTCTTCTGTCTGTAATCGTCATACCACAAGATAAGCGCACCCTCCAAGTAAGCATACAGACTATCCCATGCTTTCTCGGCAGCTTTTATCTGCTCAGTAACGGAAAGCTCGGTTGTTCCGTCAACATCATACCCGAACACGCAAACTGACAACGTAGCGTTGGTGCTCTCATGCCTAGCATTCGGGTCAACGAACACTCTCAACGCGTCATTCTCAGGATAACTCTCGGTATATACACCCTTCTGCTTTCCCTTGGAGTTCAATCCATCCAATGACTTGTAGCGGACAGAACCGCCGCCAAAATCATCCTCCAGACTCTTACGCAATCCGTCTGCCTTCCAAGCTCCCTGCTCGGACTTCAAGTAACGCTGTATGTAGAATTTCTTTTCTGCCATATTCCAAAGTCGGTAATTCGTAAATCAAATATTTATGCTGCAAATATACGCCAAAAAATCAAGCCAAAAATGAACTTTACATAGTTTAACAAATTGCAAATTTGTATCAAAATCCCCATATCCCCTATTAAATATATGTTATCCGCATAAATCAGATTTTTCATATTGAAAATTTAACATTTGAAGCAATTCCCATATAATAATAACACGTAAATAAACTATTGTACCCTCGCGCGCAGCCGTAGTAGGGGATGTCAACCCCTGTATATAGTAAACTATATACTCATCCCCTAAGAAGAAAGGCTTCGCAAACAACCCCTGCAATAGACTATCGAAACTGCAATCCATATATAGCAAAAACGAACTTTAAAGTAGAAAGCAGTCTTACTTTTCCGCAAAAATAAAAATAGCTCAAAATTCGCGTTCTAAGACGTTCAAAATAATCTGGTGATAAACTACACCACGAAGCTGCATAAAACGATACCTGACGCACAGAAATAAGCAAAAGTAGATACTATGAAACTTTATGCAAAAAGAAAAGTAGATATGATATTCTCAAAAATGCTCAAAATTCGGTAGAAAAGCGGAATTTGAAAAATCGGAGTATTTTACAAAAAAAATAAAAAATAAAAAAATAAAAAAATCGGATGAGAGCTGACCCACCCTGCGAGTGCCAAAAACGGGGGGGGTGGGGTGTAAATCACCCTATATCGGTATAAATTACTGAAAATCAGCGTTTTATTTGCGACA